GGAAGTAATATAGCCAATTTCCATTTGGAAAGTGGTATAACTGAACTTTGGGATTGTAGTGCAGCAAGTGTTACTAGTTGCACTGATTGCGAAGAGTATTTTGGTCGTGGTGGTGATAGAATATATGAAAAAATGAAAGCTTGGTATAACCAAGTTCAAAGAAACATTCTTACGTCTATAAGTAATTCTTGCTCGATGCCTACTATCATTTTACCAACTGAGCTACAGTTATCTATTGATGATATGGGAGAATTTAGTATATTTTCTACAGACTATGAGCTTGGAAAAGACTATAGGGTTGCACATTATGGAGATAGCGCAAATACACATAGCGGAACTGTGGTAACTATGGATGGTAACTCTATGTATCTTAGTGGGGATAGTTTAGGATTCAGTTTTAATCCTGAATATATGGATAAATATGCTTCATCATGTATGACTTGTGGATATGAAGGTGTATTTTCCGAAATTTGTCCTAAATGCGGTGGAAGAAACATAAAACATGGTGCATGGGTTTCTTATACTGAAAAATATATTAATGATAACAAAGATGAGTTCTTCACGAATGTAACATATTATACTTATGATGAAAACAATGTAAAGCATACAGGAACTGGTTCAATAGATAATGCCAAAAATGAGATAAAGAAAAAACTTACAAAAATTTATCCATTAACAACGTGTGAAAATGGTTGGATTTTAATTGATGGCGTGTTATATGAAATAAAGGAGGCTGAATTCGGAAAATATGACCAAAACAATATATATTTGAAGGATAACACTTATTTGGTTTTTAGAGAAGATGTAACTGATACGCCATATACATTTGTAAACGGAAAGAAAATATTTGCTGATTTCTACCCTGCAAAAGATAATGGGGTGTTCTACTTTCCATTCTTTCTATCTGAGGATGCTAGTTTTGTAGAAAAATGTAGTGGAAAGCTTTTCAATATTGAAAACTATATGCAATTTGAAAGGTATAAAAGGTCAAAACAGATTTATTACATAGAATATCATGGAAAAGTATATAATTTAGGCAATGTAATTCAAGATTCTTACGAAATTGATGGAAACGAATATTATAAAGTAAATGGATATACTGTTGATGAATATGGATATACTTTGTATTGTATAAATGGTGATGTGAAGTTTTATAATGACGAGTCTGTTATCGGTGGTTTAGAGGACTATGCATTAGAAGGTTATGGAACCCCAAGTTGTATGGTTGAGGACAATAATAATATAATAAAAATAGAGCCAATACTAGATGATGAACACAGTATATTCACAATATATAGTGTTGATGAAATAACAGGTAAAACTGTGTCTAAACTTTCAGATATTAGATTATATAATGTATTGACAGATGACATTGGTAACACCATTGAAGGTATATATGATGTAAGGACTGTTGGTACTAGTGGCGCAACTGCTCATCAACCACCGCAAGGAACTGAGCTAGAATTAATTTATCAAGTAGGAAATACGGCTAATATACAAAGATTCAGTCAAACAAGTGACGATATGGATGGGGTTATAACCGCCAAGGCAAAAAATAAACAGAGCGATTTTAGAAACTATTTTGTTGGTGATATTATTACAAAAATGACATTCTATTATAAAGACTATGAAGGTAATATCGTTAATGATACAGTAAGATATGTTGAGTTGGGTAGTGATGATGTTAAATATATATATAACTATAATAGTTCTGAAAAATATAGCATACCTTCAGGTTACACATCTTTAAAGGCAATTCAATTGGCAACTGAAGTTAAAGACACATTAGAAGAAAGTGGTAAAACCAAATACATGTATGATGATATATACTGTGACATTACATACTATGTTGGTGCTACATTATCTAGAAAAGAAGGTAAAGAATATAATTTAGCATCAAAAGCTAGAGATGATAAACACAAAACAAGTAAAGATGTTTCTGATGAGCAATATCACTATTATAGTAACTACGGAGTAGAATACACAGAAACAGTAAGGTTTGTCAAAACAAACTGGGAGTATTACCTCAAAAAGCCAAAAGATGAGGATTCAATATTACCGTCAAAAAGAAAAAAACCATGTAATCACAGTGTAAGTTATCCAATTTATGTTTACGTTCTTACACAAGACCTAACAAGGGTTGATGAGTCACAATATAAGACTGAATATTCAGTGCCTATAGCAGATTTTAAATTTGAAATCAATATATTCAGTGGCAATGGTGATACATTTGGAGAGAAGTATCTAGAGGAAATGGCAACACACAATAATTCACAAGTATTCCCAACATATAGGGAGGAATATAGATTTGGTGTTTCTAGCATAGAAAATGTGGACTCAGATATTTATATAGACAGAGGAATAAATGCTGCTTTTGAGAAGCATTTAAAGCTTGGTGAAGTTACAAGCCTAGAGGCTTTGGAACAATATGGTTTAAATTTTTTTAAAATAATGGAAAGTTGAGGAAAATAATAAATTAAATAATAAAACAAAATATTATGAGTATCGGAGCATATGGCACTGTAATTCCTATCCATATAGCTAATGTCGATATACCTAATTTGGTGGATATTTCTTTTGTATATCATGAGACAAGAAGCTATGATTCTCTTTCAAGCGGTAAATTTAAACACTTAGATTCAAGTATTTTAACTCAAGCAAAAAGAGAACAAGAAGATACTGATGTAGATGAATATATTGAGGGTATGTACAACCTTCAATTGCCTCTTGGTGAGTTTAATAAGAAAGGGTTCTATACGGTTTTTATTAAGCCAAAAGAAATTGAGGCTATTATTACTGATGTTGGTAATCTAACGGCATTTCCTAATGTTAGGGGGTTGGTATTAGATACAACACAAATACAAAATGCAAGTATTAGTACAAAGGCTAGAAAAAACAATGAACTTGTTGGATATAGGGTGATTTATTTAGATGAGAATGGTAATAGAGAAAACTATTACAGAATTATTACATCTAATAACAAATGCGAGCCAGTAGTTCAAGCGCCAAATAGCTCTAGCGACAAGTCATATACATATCGTTATGAGGATAGTTCTAGCTTGATATTTGTTACCGTATCACCTTCATCAGCACCAACATTCAAGGAGAATGCTCTTCCATATATAGGCAAACCAACTCAGAAGATATTGTTGGTAAACACTTTCTTTGAGCCTATACAACTTGACATTGAACTTACAACACATGATGCTGATACAATCAGCTACATGCTAGAGAATAGCCAGTTGAGAGATTTGGACAATGGTCTTGTTACAACATTTAACAACGAGAACGAGATTTATCATCAAGCAGAGCACTTTACGCTTAAAGACCAATACACTGGTAATCCAGTTTATGAGGTTAAACAGAATAAGAAAAACAGTATTGATTTCAGTCAAACAATTAATGACAAAATAGAATAAAAGAACATGGCTTTTATAAAATCACATTCAAATTATGTTCTGAAAAAGAATCATCAGACTATTTCAGACGGTACAATATGGGAACGTGACATTACCACTATTGGAGGTGTCAACCAGTTCTCACCTAGTCAAGTTCCAATATACAAGAGTGGTAATTTTATCATCACAGTAAGAAATGATGGTAAAGTTGCTAACCAGTATAATAAGACAAAATGGAAGGAAAACGAAAGTGGTGATACTTGGACTCTTGAGACAATTAGTGGTATGACTAGCGAGTTTGAAGACCAGAATGATGTTAAAATAGTACTAAAGCAAGATTATTATGATTTTTGTGATTTCGTATATTATGGTTCTTTGACTGAAATGTTCCGTGCATCAATCAATGACGTATTGACTAGATTTCCAGGGGAGCTATATGTTGCATATGAATTAGATGAATCTAATAACAAAACGCCAATAAATGCATATTATACTAGTGGTGTTACGTCAGACTTTGAAAAAGTTGAGGAAAGTGTAATACTTGGAGGTAATGATTATACAATTGTATCGAATCCATTTGGAATTGATATACACTCTTTGAAAAAGCCAACTGACGCAAAGGCATTGAAATATTTTGCTGAAGACGGATTTAAAAACTATGAAATAATTGATGGGGATAATGAAAATGGTATACCAATTACTTCTTGGGAAAGTACTCCTACAGAAGAAAAATTCTGCCCTGGTAAAAAGGTTGCAAATATTAAGATAAATGATAGTATTGAAATAGAAGCTTGGGTTGGTGATGGAAATGAGGTTATATACCTATCTAAAAATAAAAGCTCATTTGGAAAACACATAAGACCATCACAAAGCGTTTTATCTGAATTCTATAATGAATGTGACAATTTTGAAAAGTTAATTTTAAACAGAAACACAACTCCTAAATATAAGTCAGTATTTTCAGTTATACATGATAATGAAAGGGGTTATTATAGAGAAATGGAAGAGTTTATCTTCCCTACGTCTTATGGTGGATATAATATAGACGCTACTTCATTTGGATTCAATGATTACACTAGTAGGTTAGCTGAAATAGGTGCTTATTACGATGAATATTTCACGGATAACCTATATAGGTCAATGACGCATGAAGCGATTAAAAACTTTGACTGGACATATACTCGTGAATTTACTTATGGGGATGAAGAAGAATTTGTTCATGGCGGTGAGAAAATGCAGAAAGCACTGAGGGTTTTTGCTAGAGAGTTTGATGAAATCTTATCGTATATAAACAACATTAAAAATAATGATAGGGTAACATATGATGAAAGAAGCAACATACCTAATTATTTCTTAATTGATGAGGTTGAAAATGATGGTTGGGACGTGTGTCTAATATATCCTTATGACCTTAAGGAGTTTGAAGTTGACGAATATGGAAATTATAAGAAAGATGAAGATGGTAATAAGATTGTAATTTCAGACGAAAACTATAATGAGCAATTTCAATTAAGCGGTGATTCAAGCACTAAATTTATTAGACAATTTACACAAAACGCTAAGACCGAAGTTTACCCATACAGAAAAGCATTATTAGGTTATCCTGAAGGATATTTTATAACTTGTTGTAGTGGTAGTGGTAAGGTTCAAACTTGTCAGTATAGTGGGTCTCCATATTATTTCGTGTCTGCTGAAGGAATTGGAAATACATATGTTGACCCATGTAGCAAAGGAACATCTAGTATTAAAAACAGAATTAAATCATATTCTAATGAAAAGTCATATACATATCTAGATGCTAATAATGAGTTTATGCGTAGAATGGCAATTAATTCTCCATATATCTGGCGTCATAAAGGTACAGTTGAAGGTATTGAAATGATTTTAGGCATGTTTGGCTTACGTAGCAAAAAATGGGTTGATAGTATGCCTAAATATAGGAAAGATTGTGAAGGACTAGAACCAGACTATGAGATAACGGAATATTCGTCTTTCACAGGACGTATTGAAGAGAAATGGGATGCAATACATCAGATGTATCGCATTGATTGGATTAATTCTACAAAATCAATAGTATATGATTATAGGTCAACATCTAACTATACAAAGTATGGGGCACAACCAAATTATATATCATATCAAGGATTACCAGTATCTTATAGATATGAGTATTTGTCAGCAACTGCACCTTATATAAAAGTTGACAAGTTAACAACATGCGAACCGCAACAAGTAACAAGTGATTATAATGAAGCTTTTAGAGTTGCTGAGACAAATGAGGTGGTATTAAGAAGATATTTATATCCTAACTTTAATAAAGACGAACAGTTAGACGGAAACCCTTATTTCCAAATGGATGGCGGTTGGTTAGCTAAAACTGTAGAACATAGTGGTGGAACTAGATATAATTTCCAATTTGATGTAAATGATAATATTGCATATACATGCTATGAGGAAAGTGGTAAAACTGAAGATGATGGTTCATTGATTGACAACCACCCAATATACAAGGAAACTGTTAGAAATATTAAAAGGGTAGATAATGTTGCTGAACTAGTATCGACCCCTATGGAAAATCTTAAATATGGAGAAATATATTATGTTTCGTATATTGAAAAAGATGTCGCATTGATTAATGGTAAAGTATATCCAATTAAATATGAATATAGCGGAGATAATGGCAAGCCATCTAGATATATTTTATTTACTAAAAACGATGAGTATATAAAAGTTGGTGATGATTTATTCTTTACAGATAATATATTTGTATATGATAAAAATGGAGATAGTGGTTCAACAAGTCTATCAGATAAACCAAGCGGATTTGAGGTGAAAGCGTATATCAAAAAAGATGAAGAAACTAATAAAGACTTGTTTATGTGTCAAAGTGATGCCGATGGATACTATACAATAGATACTTTCTGTATATTGGACGATGCTTTACCATCTGAAGGATTAACCAATTACTTTATTATTGATAATCCTTATTATTCTGACAAAATTGCAAATGTAAATGATAGTGAGGATTCAGATAATAATGGATGGAGGGCATTAAAGGAGACTGACCCTGAATATATCAAGGTAAACACCATAAAAAATTATTATGAAGGAAATAACCCTCATAATGGTAATATGAATTATGATAGTGGGCATGAATATTTCACTTATTTCAAGAGATTATTCAAAAATCCAATTGACGAAAGTCTATTTGATGAAAGGTGTTATGAAAGTTTCTTCGTAGACTTAGATAATGAAATACAGAATATTGGATTTAGTCATTTAATCGAGGATAACGAACTAATAAGACAATATACTCCATTTATTTCTGCTGACACCAAGGTACATTATTTTGGAAGTTATTATAAGAGAACGGATACAGAAAAATCATCTGCTAAAAAATCAGATTGTAGCGATGGGGAGGTTAAATTCTATGATACCACAAAATGTACTGATGTCAAATTTTATGGTGAAGATAGAGAAAAAATAGAAGAACTTGATAAAATGTATAAGTTCTTAGATAATGATATTTCAGTTGATAGTTATATACTTTCAGATGAAGAAAAAATTTTAGGTAAGCAATATCCTTACAGTGGAATGACTGAAGTTGAATATAAATGTGGAGATAAAACATATTCAGTTCTAGTAGATGAGGTTACAAACCAAATAATGAATAACAAAAGGTTAACAATTAAGTTTAATTTACACGAAGCATGGTATTCTGAGAAAGGTCAATGTGAACTCAAGTATCTAGACGATATTGTTATGAATTACCTAACACAAATGATTCCTTCTACAGCAATTGTAGATATTCAATATGTTTCAAAATAAAAATGGTTAGTATTAGTGGAACTAGAAAAACTTATGAGATAGATTTAAGTAAATCTGTTGATAATAAATATGCATTGTCAATAGATTCCAACAAATCTATTAACATAACATATGTATCTAATAAAGATGCTATATATGCTTATGTTTTTGAAAAAAATAAAATTTTCATTGAGGTTAATAAGAAAAAGTTAACAAAAGAAGGATTAATTCTTCTTAAGGATTTGAGGAAGAATGAATATAAAATAACATTAAAACCTGATTATGAGGCATTTAGGGAGCGCAATTATATATTTAAATTAGGTAAGCATAAGATTAGTGGCAATTCTATCACGCTTAATATAACTTCAAAAGAAAATGGAAATTATGAGCCTTGGTCAGTAATTACTGACATATCACCTATTTCATATGATGTTGACAAAAAGAAAACAAAAGTAACTTTAACTATGTCAATGCTATTGGCAGCAGAGGCTAACGGTAGTGTCATATTCAGACAAGATAATAGTGGTAAGGAAATTAAAATAAAGCTTAAACATATAGATAATAATTCAGTCGAGCTTTATGAAACAAAAGAAGCTGATTAACATCAAAAGTTAATCAGCTTTTCTTTATCCTCATCCAAATCCTCAATAGACTCAATTTCAATGTCGTATAAGCCATATTCACTCTCAAGGTCAATGAATTTATGAGACATATTTTCAACATCCCATACTACAAATCCGTGCTGAGATACGGTCTCCCCAAATGTTTGCTGTATCAATGACCCTGGATATACAATTTCAATATCATTATGTTTAATTACTTGACGTTTATGAATATCCCCAGCCATGACGCAAGTGCATCCATCAAATAGACTTCCTTCTGCCCCACCGTCAACAATAGTTCCATTGTTAAGTTTTGCGCCTACAACCATACCGTGATATAAACCGATAATTTGCTTTCCTTCTGCATTCAAGTCGGCAAAACTTGGCGGTGCATAGCCATTATAGATTGAATATAATGCCCATACGACATTATCATCTTCAACAAAGCCGCTTTCAAAGCCTAATACAGAATCAATGAACATACAATCATCAAAATTAGCAGTATCAAACAATGCTGTAAGCGTATCCGTTCTAGACATGTTATTTACTAGTAGGTCATGATTACCAGCGACAACGATAACTTTAGCAATTTCTTCCAATTGTCTTAGAAAAAAACTACTAAACGTCATCAATTCGTTTGAAATATTATTCTTTTGGTGAACGAGGTCTCCGCATATTACAATTCTAATTTCGTCTCGTTCATAATCTTTTGCAATTTCTTTACACTTTTCCACAAAATTTGTTAATTGTTCAGCATACTCATTTAGCCTCTGAAAATTTCTTATATGTATGTCTGAACAATGGATAACACATTTAATCATTAAAAATCCAATTCGTCTAAATCGTTATTTTCGTATTCTTTATTTAAAAAATATGTTTCATGTAATGCATGAAATTTATCTATGACTTTACTACTATGCTTGAGCCAAAAGCTATCTCCTTCTTTAGTTTTTTCCCAAAGAAAAAAATATGTATCATAAAACACATCATAAATGGTTTTGCAAGTATATATTTGATTTATGCCGTTTTGTTCTATGGTATATTCCCAAAATATTTTGCAAAGTCCAAAATCAGATAATATTTCTGACAACTTAAAAATCCATTTATATTTGTTTGATATATCATAATATGTCGTATACAAATGGTTTTTATATAAATACTTTTCAAGTATTTTTATGCCATCTTGGTAATTTTTTTTATTTTTCATCATTCCATAACATTTTAGGTTTTTGACAAATATATAAAAAATATTTTTTAAATGCAAACAGAATTACCGTTTTCTAACTAATTTTTCTCCCCACATTGTTTTATACCATTCGTATTCATTCTCATAACACCATACAAATCCTTTAGAATGTTTTCTCCATCTTATACATACTTGTCTGATTAACTCTGGTCTAACATTATAATACTCTCCAGCTTCTTTTGCATTTTTCCATTTTTTTATAATTTCTAAATTATCGTTTAATTGTAGTATTGGTTTAGATAATTTTTCAGAAGTTTTAGCGTATTGTGATTTTGGAGGTATAATTTTTTCTTTTTTATCATAAGACCATGCAAAATTATTATATAAAGAATTTCTTTTTATTGCTAATTTAATATAATATCTTTCGTTACTGTTAGTTTTCCCAATAGCGAATGATTCTATAAATTTTCCAGTTTTAGAGTCATATTTATACACTAGTTCATCTAGGTTATTTGCTTTCCTTTTGTTTATTTTTCTTTCTTTTTTATTATAGTTAATTATTTTTTCAGTTCCTTCTCTAAATATTTGATATTTTCCGATAAATTTTCTATTTTCTTTGTAAAGTGCATTAGAAACTACGGTTGAAGTAACATTATAAAATTCTTTAACTTCATTAATTGTTTTATGTGACCTAACATAATTTCCTTCTAAATCATAAACATTTATTTTAATTTGTTTTGGATTCAGTTTATTATATTTACGAACTTTTTCACTTATTTTTTTTAAAGTTTCTACTGTTATAGTCTTGTTTAAGCATCCTCCATTTTCAATATTTACTAGTTTTCTTTTTAGAATATTGATATAAAAAATTTCAAAATCGTCAATATTTTTTAGCGTGCATCTTTTAAGAATAAAAACATCAAAAGTTTTGTACTTGTTTATAATGTTGTCTTTATAGATGTTTCTTTTTTTAGATTTATTTTTGGATTCATAGCAGTGGCTTTGTATTCGACTTAATAAACCGAATTTGGTATTTGTTTGACCTACGTAATATTTTCCGTTAGGAAATTTTAATAAGTATATTACGTGTGTTGAGCGTAATTCTTTATGCTCACAATGGAATTTAACTAAAACTCCTCCATATGTTAAAGTTATCATTGTTTTTGTTTTTATATATAAATATATCGTCCTTCCCAAAAAAACTTAAAATATAATATATTTATATAAAAAAATATTATGGTAATTTTAATTGATAATGGTCATGGCGAAAACACATTAGGTAAACAATCGCCTATATTAAAAGATAGCGGACTGAATATTTCATCTGAATTTGTTGATAAAAATAGGTTCAAAGAATGGAAATATACTAGAGTAATATCCAATTTAGTAGTATCCAAATTAAAAAGTATGGGCTATGATGCAAGATTAGTTGTAACTGAAGATAAAGACATTTCATTATCAGAAAGAATCAGAAGAATAAACACTATATGCAACAAAGAAGGTGCTTCAAACGTGGTATTGGTTTCTGTACACTCAAATGCAGTCGGAGATTCAACTAATTGGATGAATGGAAAAGGTTGGGAAGCTTATTCAACAGTCGGAAAAACTAAATCAGACATTCTAGCAGAGTTTTTGTATAAAAGGGCAGAAAAAAACTTTAAAGATAGAAAAATAAGAAAAGATTTGACTGATGGCGACAAAGATAAAGAAGCAAATTTTTATATAATCAAAAAATCGTATTGTCCAGCAGTGTTGACTGAAAACTTTTTCTATGATAATAAAGATGATTTAGAATATCTTACGTCTGATGAAGGTATTCATGCTGTAGTTAGAACTCATATAGAAGGAATTATTGATTTTATAAATTATTTGGAAAAATAATAGTTTCTAATTAAAAATTTATGTATAGAATATATAGCGAAGAAGATATTACGTGGTCTTCTATTGAGAAGTATGTACCGTATGATAAAGTGAGGTGGTATGCTAGAAAAGATGGTATACCAGTATATAATTTTTTTGATAAAAACGATGAAAAGATAAATATAAGTGACTATATAGACAAAACGGTTAAATAATGTTAAATTTGGAGTGATTTTTTGGTTACTCCAAATTTTTTTCGTATATTTGCATCAAGAAAAAAAAAATAATATGAACAAAATAACATTTAAAAATCCAATAGCACTTATTTTTGAAGGCAGAATATGTGATTTTACCATTTACATATCTGAAATAAGAGTGCTGAAGAGTGGAAAACCATATGCCGTTTATACCAAAGATGATAAACGGTATGATTTTGAATATCTTACCGATTCTTCAAAAAAACTAGTTGAAAAAATCGTAGAAAGAAACGCAAAACACCTTTAATATAGAAAAATCTCTTTTATTTGCTGGGCATTCGCAAGATGTTCAGCAATTTTTTTATACCCACCTTTCTCATATAACGATGATGGGTCTTCACCCTCTTCTACTGGTATGTACCTTACTTTCCCATATAAGTTTCCATGATTCAGTAGTTTATAAATCTCTTTGACTGATTGATATGCGTCAGCATCAAGGAAAATGTTGCAATTTGCATTACATTTGGATATAATATCCCAATATAGTTTATAGTCTTTATTCAATGTTTTTCCTAGTAATGGTATTGAGTTTGGAACAACGATGTGGTCAAATGGACCTTCGACCAATGTAATGTCAGCATCCCATTGTATTTTTTCCTCATTAAATATAATGGTTTTCTTTTCTACTTTCGGATTGTCATATTTTAGCCTCTGAGCGTATTTTTCTGACTTTGGCAGATAATCCCTACCAACCCAATAGTTAAGCTCTCCTAGGGCATTATATGATGGAATAATGATACGGAAAGACCCTTTTTTATTCTCTTCTTCTTTTTCAGTATATCCTATTTTATATTTTTCGATTATATCCCATCCAATTCCTCTGTTTTGAAGATATTTCAACGCACCATAGTTATTTCTTTCATTTTCGTTGAAAAACTTAAAACTTGTTGGCAGCTTTAATACTTCCCTTTCGATAATCGTCCTATCAAAGTCAGAGAAATGTAATTTGTATAACTCGCTATCCTTTATTGAATGAATTACACTCGTATATTCATCTAATAACTTTTCATTACCGAATAGCCTTATGAGTTTTTTTATCGAACCGTGCATAAGGTCATCACCCTCAGAACTACATTTCCAACATTGATATACCCCTCCTTTCGTAAAAGAGACCTCTAGATTGTATTTACGAGCCTCTTGGTGTCCGTATTTCTCAATACAATGAGGGCAAGGGAACTGATATTGCATCTGTCCCTCGCTGTATCCGTTCTTTGATTCGCCTAGAAATACCGTTAATATGTTGTATAGTTTTTCTAATTCGTGCATTATTGATATGTTTTGTTTGCAAATATATGTTAAATTATCGAGAAAAACAAATATATCTAGATATTTATTTCTAAATTGGTTATATCAATATGGAAAAAAATATAATTAGACTAACAGAAAGTGACTTACATAGAATTGTAAAAGAATCTGTACGTAAAATATTAGTTAATGAGGGTTTATTAAGCGGATTACTTGGTAAAAAGAAGGAAATATCAAGTCCACAAGTTGAAGAAGAGCCTAAAGACCATGTTTATTCAGTAAAAGAAATGCAGTGGCTATATGATAATCAAGGCAATTTATCTCCTATTGAGAGGAAAGTCTTAAGAGCAGGAATGTGGGTTAGAGCAATGCAAGCAAATTATCATGGTTATGCAAAAAATTGGCCTAACATTATTTTAAAAGATGGAGAAACCTTCTATTACGCTAAAGATGGAAGAGTTAGAAAAGTAGGAACATAATGTTAAAATATGATAAATTATGGAAAAGAAAACATTTAAAGATAGTGATATTTTAAAGGCTATGGCAGCGCAATTGGATGAAGATTCAGTTGTATTCGGTGCTAATGGTCACTATGCTGTTGGTGCATACTATGACATCACCAAGGTAAGCAGTGTATTCGGTGACAAGGACTATAATAGCCAGAGCAATATAGATGACGCTAGTGGCACAACCGCAGCAGAGTTATATAGAACTGATAATAATGAGCTTCCTGAAGACTTACAGAAAGCCATTTGGTTAAAAGAGTTTTAACGTTATGAGAAGAATTGCAACATCTAATGAATTTTTCGACATATTGGATAGAATTGGTAATGGTAAATTCGTTACCATTGGTTATGTGACTGGAGCTAACCTTAATGTCCCTACGGTCAAAAAGAAGAACCCATTAACGAATAGAATGAAAGGATACCCAGATTATAGTGTATTCACCAATGAAGGGGATGGAGAAATTGGTGCTTTAGTTAAAATCACTAGTTATAATATGCGTTATCTTAATAGACAGACCGTTGGTAAAAAATATGGCGAATATAAAAACTCAGCAAATGCAATTAGAACTAATTTCGGTATAGACCCAATAGCAGATAGAGAAAGCTATAAGCAAGAAACGACTTGGAGTCCTAATGGTCCAGAATTATATAACGGAAAAAACAGTGACTTACAATCTCATTCATATAATCCACAAAATTTATATGGGGTTAAACCAAAAGGAATTGTATACGCTGTTGATACAGATGGACATATAATGAAAGAATTGTCTCAAGAACAAATTAAACCATATTTAAAGGCTAAAAAAGAAGTAGATGGTGTTGCTGCTCTTAGAAAAATGGGTACTGAAGAAGAAAGAATTAATGACTATATTTCCCAGATTCAAAATTTAAAATTCAGTTATAAAAATTTTGAATCGAACTCAATTCTTTGGATAGCAGCAACTATCAATGGAGAAAAAATTGTTTACATTAATGATAACCTAGCAAGGGCTGTTGATGGTATTGATATAAGACCAGAAGATTTTAGGGCTATCGCAAGAAAAAGATACCAAATTGACTTGACTAATCTACAAGAAATGACAAGAAGAACTATGAACAAGCAAATTATTAGATTAACAGAATCAGATTTAAAACAAATGGTGGCTGAGTCATCCAAAAAAATATTATCTGAACTTGATTGGAAAACATATGCAAGTGCAGCTAGAAAAAATGATGAATTCAGAGCTAATAACCATCACACAGCTCATCAATGGAACAGGTCTTACGATTTTAGGGACGCTGCCCATGATGCCTTTAACAAAAAATATGGCTTAGAAGGACAGTATGATAAAAGATATGGCGGTGACAAAGGTGCTATCAATTTAGACAGTATGGATGATTTTTCTATAAGTGGTTCACGTGACCATGATTTTGGTGATGGAGACCCACATGGATTAAGACATAACGTTTATCATATGAGTAAAAAATATGGTAAAGATGGCGGTTATGGCAGAACAAGAATGTGGGATTATGCCCACGAAACAACCCCAGAGGAATTCTATGGTGATAAAGATATGGGTAAAAAATTCCGTGATGCTGAGAAGGATGTTGAAGATTTTAATAGTGGTAAATCTCATTATGTAAATGGAAAAGGTTGGTCAAATGAATCTAAAGAAAATACTAAAATGAACAAGCAAATTATTAGATTAACGGAATCAGATTTACATAGACTTATTAAAGAATCTGTAAAAAACTATTTAAATGAGAAAGGTATTGGTGGAATGTAATGGTGCTATGAGCAGTTGCTATATATTAAAAAAAAGCGAGATTCAATCAAGAGTCTCGCTTTTTATGTTCAATAGTTAATATAAGTTTTTCTTTCTTCAGTTTTATTCCAATATTTCACGTTATATAAAATTTCCCTAGTTCCTTTTCCATCATTGGACTCTCCAATGATTTCGCTCGAAAATTTAAGTTCACCAAATCTTTGTTTGTTTAGATAACCTAATACTGCAACATATGCGTCGCAAGCATCAAAGTTCTCTTTTTTTAGTTCTCCCTTTTTATTATATAGCCAGTCTATGTTTGGGAATAATTCTGATACTTTACCTTGAATTACTGTTTTTTTATCAATTGTCCAAGGGTATCCTCCAAATAGCACTAATTTACAGTCTTTAATTTCTTTATGAATTTTGGAAAATTCATATTGTTTTTCATCCTTTCCATATTTTCTTATAGACATTAGTTCTGGAAAACTATATTCCCTAGCATCATATGAAGAAATATACTGTGGAACAATGCCAAGTGTATTATATACGCAATCAGAAACCATTCCATTAAACCTTAATAAAGTAGATACGGTATTTACATTGTTTGACCTTAAAAGTGGTTCTTCAATTATGACCTCATCTATACCAAAATCTTTATATTTTATTAAAAACTCTTCAAAGATTTTTTTCTTCAAGAATAATTGCTCAATCCCCTTAATCTTAGAAGAAACTTTAGGGTTTATGTGCGTTAATTCCGCTATTTTACCATAATCTGAGCCATCATCAATTAATATGCAGATACCAATACATGCGGTACTGACATCAAGCCCTAGTGCTATTTTGTTTCCGTTCTTATCCATAGTATATTAAATAATATTAATTATTATTATAAATTATATATAATATTATTATAAATTTAAATAATTTTAACAATTTATTTGGTTTTATAACATTTTTTTTATATCTTTGCAAAAAGATGTTAAATGGGTAGATTATATATTAACACTACACTAGAGAAATCTATAAGGTCTTACTGTGACTTAAACGGAATAGAAGACATTAACGCATTTGCAAATCGTTGCGTAATGCAAGGATTCAGTATAATTAAATTTGGAATGTCGCCAAAAGACAACATAGAAAGAGAAAATAACGGAATCAAAGATATTAAGAAAAATACACCACGAAAGGAAAAAGAAGACGCTCCTAGGCAAGATGTTGGAGAACAGACAGAGCAAAAACAAACTAGAAGCCAAACAGACGAAAAAGAAGTCAAGCCAACTGAAGAAAGAAAAGAAAATGTCACAGTAAGAAAAATACGAATCATCAAAAAACAATAATATGATTGACGTTAAAAATAAATCAAAAGTAAATATACACTGGAAGGTTTCTCCTTATGACTATTCTAAGGAGAAACTTAATTCGTTGATTGCCAAAGCAAGTAAAAAATATGGGTTAACAAAAGATAGGATAAAGGTTATACCAGAATTCATTATGAATGATGGTGGTGATGGAGAGATTTCATTAGCAACGGATATTATCCAGAACATACAAGACCCACAGTTTCAGTTGAAATTGTTTCAAGATTATCTTAACTTAAACAAAATCACTGATTATGATTTTGAATTAATAAAAAAAATAGATTCTGAAATAAATGCAAACATTGATTACCAAGTTTACGATAAGTATAGGAGATATTCTATCAAGTGGATACGATGGGATAATTTTCTCAGTTATGGAGCCAGCAACTATTTCGATTTTACAAATATTAAACATCTTGTTTTGTTGAGTGGTGAACCAGCAAATCAGAGTGGTAAAACTACTTTTGCCATAGATTTGTTGCATTTTTTATTGTTTGGTAGCACCAATAGGTTTAAAACACAAGATAAACTGTTTAACAAACACATTCCAGAAGCAGTAAATGTTGTAGTAGAAGGTTGCATCAACATTGATGGGGTTGATTACGTAATCAAGAGAACATTATCTAGACCATCTTTGGAGAAAAGAACGTCAAAGAGTAAAACTACTCAAAAGGTTGAGTATTACAAGATTATAGGCGGTAATAAGCAAGAATTGGAGGATTATGTTGACAACCAGCAAGAAGAAAACAGCATCCAAACAAATAAAGCAATTAAAGAGGCAATAGGTAAGGAAAGCGATTTTGACCTAATAATTTCTGTTACCGAATCCACTCTTGACGAACTTATTGACAAGAAAGAAGCAGAGAGAGGTAGGCTTCTTTCACGATGGATAGGTCTTTTACCAATTGAGGAAAAAGATTCATTAGCAAGGGAGAAATTCAATTCTGAGGTTAAGTCTAAATTGGTCTCTAATCAGTTTGACGAAGAGACATTAAGGCAAGAAATAAGCGCATACGAACTCAATATCAAAACATTAGCAACTGAAAACAAAAAATATATCAAAGCCAATCTAGACCTAGAAAAAGAGATACAAAATCTAGAAAACAGTAAATCAGTATTATTGTCATCTAAAAGACAAATAGATGAAACCTTGTTAAAGATAGATATTACAACGCTTAACGCAAAGATAGTAAGGAATATCGAAGACGGAAAGAAAAAAGCAGAAGAAATTGAGTATATTGATAAAGAAATTAAATCAATTGGCGAAGTGGAGTTTTCCGTTGAGAAATATGACAATGCGATACAAGAGCTATCTTCTTTGAGAGAAAAAAGAGGAAGTTTGCTTGAAAAACACAATACTGTGAAACACAACCTAGAGCATTTAAAAGGTAGTGAATATTGCCCAGTATGTAAAAGGAAACTAGACAATGTGGACAACTCTGCCCAAATAAAAGAAACAGAATGCCAACTCAAGAAAATTATTGAAGAAGGAACTGAAATAGGCAAGAAGATAACTGAGTTGGAAAAATCCATAGCGTCAATGAAAACTAGTAGAGAACTCTATAACAAGAAGTCGCAGTTATCTGTTAAGAAATCTGCATTAGAGGTAAACGTTGAACGTCTAAGAAATGAATATAAGGAAAACAGAACCTTGAAAAAGGAGTATGAAAAGAATAGCGAAGCCATTGATAAGAATAATGAGATAGACATCCAGATTAGAAATACTGACGTAATTTTGCGTGATAAAAGGAATACAAGAGAGGCAAATTCCGCATTAGTTGCGAAAAATGAATCTGAGATTAAGATGCAAAGAGAACAGATTGAAACTAGGAAGAAAATCATCAACAAGATAAAAGAAGAAGAGGTTCTTGTTAAAAACTGGAAGATTTATCTTGAACTAGTTGGTAAAAATGGAATTACTAAAATGGTTCTTAGAAAAACGCTTCCAATCATTAACGCAAGGTTAGCGCAATTGTTAGGCGATGTGTGCGATTTTGATGTGGAGGTAGGAATAAACCTTAAGAATGAGGTTATGTTCTATTTAATTAAAGATGGGGTATATTCTGACCTATATAGTGGAAGTGGCTTTGAGAGAACAGCAGCAGCATTAGCATTAAGGGCTGTATTAGCAGATATGTCAACAATACCTCGTGCCAATTTTTGTGTTTATGATGAAGTGCTTGGTCGTGTGGCAAAAGAAAACTATGACAATATAAAGCATTTAATTGAAAAAATACTTACTGGTTATGATTTCATCATTAATATAACACATTTGGATGATTTTAAGGATTTCTGCGATTATCATATTACAGTGTCTAAAGAAAATAATGTTTCAAAGATTTCTTTGAAATAATTTAATGTACCAATTCAATATGAACCAATATGCAAATGATTTTAATGATACCGTTAGAGTTTATTATGACGATTTGAAAAAATATAAACCCCTTACTAGAGCAAAAGAGAAAAGACTTTTAAAAAAATGTAAAAAAGGTAATTTAAAAGCTAAAAATGAGATTATAGAGTCCAACTTGAGATTTGTATTTGATATTGCAAAACGTTATACTGGACGAGGGGTTTCAATCTCTGAACTAATATCAGATGGGAATATGGGCTTACTTAGGGCAATTGATAAGTTCGATGAAACTAAAGATGTTAAATTTATTTCATATGCCGTATGGTGGATTAGACAAGCCATGTTAGAATCAATCAAGAAAAAGAATCTGTTGAGTTTTGTTGAAATGAAACCAGATGAGGATAATGAAACGTCATTAGATAAAAAACTTATTGAAGATGAGGAAGATGATGTACAAACAAAAGACACCTTTTCAGACGAAATAGAAGTAAAGTCTAGAGAAATAAATGAGAATCAGAGAATCGTTATTTCAGATTTAATTAGTTCCTTATCATACAGAGAACGAGACATTCTTGAGAATTATTACGGGCTAAACGATAGGAAAGAACTAACTCTTACCGATATAGGTAAAAAATATGGACTTAGTAGTGAAAGGGTTAGGCAAGTAAAGTTAAAAGCGTTGAGAAAACTCCGCTCAAAAATACTATTGTGTGATGATAAAATCGAAGATTTGTTTATTTAGTAATATTTATATAAAATAAAAGTTATAACAATATGGCAAAAAAAGAAATCGTAAAAAAAAGTACAGCCAAAAAAACAACAAAAAAAGTTGCAACTAAAAAGGTTGAAAAAACAGAAGAAGCGGCAATAATTGAACCAGTACATAGTGAGGAAATAGTTGATGTAAAAGCCCCTGAATTGAATTATGAGGATTTATATAAGGAGTCTGATAAGTCAGTTGTAGTGGAGAATGAGCTAGAAGATGATAAGGTGTTTCAAGAGCAAGTAATGAGACACGTTGCTAGTGAGATATTGGTGGAAAAAAACAACAATATAGACGAACTACTCGCCATGAACGAAGAGGAAAAGGTTGAGAAAGCTAAAGAAAAGATTACAGAAATTAAAAAAGTAAATAATGAAAGGGTCAATCAAAGAATAGATAATTTATTTGGTTATCTCTGGAATGGTCAAGAAATGGATTACTAATATGGCAAGTGAAATGAGTATTACAAAGAAGATGCTGGCGACTCTTAGAGAAGGTAGATACACTAAAGAGGTAGAGGCATCTAAGGTGTTTGTTAATGAGAAGAAAGAGAATGATAATTTCATTACAAGGTCAAAAATTCTAATGGAAGAGGCGATAAATGATAAAAAAAAAGTCTTGACAGAGGAAGAGAAAATAGATGATGACCATAAAAAGACTTTCGACATCAATAAGAACACACCTCAGTTTGGTGATGTGAGGACATCACAAGAAGAGGCAATTAGAAAAGCGATAAATGACAATGTGACATTCGAATCAAACGCTTTGAAGTATTATCCAGATGCCAATGATATGACGTTGGATGGTAAAATCCCAACATTGAACCTCACATTCCAATTCCGTTATTCAGACCCATCTGGTGATGGCTGTTATGTATGGTGTGATGCAACACAGTTAACAGAGTCTAATGCAAGACTATTAGGTAAAATTAGGGATGCATTCGGAAACTGGAAAGACTCAATCACACAAGATGGTGATTTAATGGAGAAACTTAAAAAAGCGGCAAATGATAATGATTAAAATATGAAATGCAGTCAGAAATGGCTGCATTTTTTTGTTTACAAACTATTTATAATAAAAAATAAGTATTATGATTTCAGATGATAGGATTAAGCAAATAATAAATGAGGAAATTAGCAAGACTGATGTGGAGTCAATTGTTTCTCGCAAACTTTCTTCCTCTTACGACTCAAGGGATTTTAAAAAAGCCGTAAAGGAGGTTACTGCTGATGTTATTGAGGATTTGTTTAGAACTCTTTGGAATCGTAGCAGCACATGGAGAGGGGGAGTTACAAGATGAAGTTAATACATTTGAGCGAATCTAGATTTAACACGATTCTTGGAGAGAAAAAAGAATTGCCTTTCCAGACATTTTATGAAGAGGTATTGAAATTTATAAAGGGATTGCTAAATGACCCCATCGGAACTAAGCCTAGCGAAATATTAAGGGAATATGGGCTGCATAATGGAATGCTGAGAAAGAAATTGCTAGATTTCAATGTTATTACCAAGGAAGAAGATATAAGAGAGCCTTATGATGAAACTGATGGCAATCAAACATCAAGATATTATGTTAAATACAGTGTTCCTAGGGAGAATTTCAAGGATAAGCTAAGAAAACTACATACAAGTTTATATCAATAATAATGATAAAGTAAAAAAATAGAAAAAATGAAACAAAAGATTAGAACTCTTGATTTTTATGGATATGATGATGGTTGTATAACCAAGGAAGGTACTAATTTCATAATGAACCCAGATAATAGTGGTGCTACAATTTCTAAAAATGCGGAATATAATGTAGTTAACAGAATAGGAAAATGAAAAATATCATCAAATTAACAGAGCAAGACCTTCGAGGTATTGTTGAAAATACAGTCAAAAAGGTTTTAAAAGAGGCTGAAAATGGAGGATGGGTTGTTGATTCTTCAGAAGCCCAAGAAGCTTATAATTTAGCTGTTCAAGAAATGGGCGAGGAAACTATTAATAGTGCTATTGTAAGATGTTTAGGTGATGAAACATTAGCCCAGTGCCTTGCATATATTTTCAGACAATATGATTTCAGGCAGTGGAAAAGCAAATATGAATAATAATTAAAATATAAAACGTTTTATATAAATGGATAATAATAAAGAATCAAATCAGCCAATTAGGTTAACAGAACAAGACATTCATTTTCTTGTGGAAGAAGCCGTGAAAGGCTATCTTGTTGAGAATGGTATGGATGAAGGTATTTGGGGCGGTTTAAAAAATGTTGCGCAAAAAGGCGCATCTGCCGTAGGAAGAGGACTTCAAAATGCTGGACGAAACGTTAGAAGTACAGCGACTAATGCATATAATAATGTCACTGGAGCCACTAGTAATGCAGTAAATCAAGTTAAGACAGCTTATCAGCAAGGTAATGCTCAACAAGACTTGAATAATGTAAACAATGCATTAAAACCAATGGTTCAAAAAGGTATTATTGACCAAAATACCTACAAACAAATTTTAGGTAGGCTTAATAGAGCGATGAGAAATCAAGGTGGACAAAATATGCAAGGTATTCAATAACTTAATTAAAAAGGCACTGAGGTTAGTTCAGTGCCTTTTTAATTTTTTCATAATCTTCTTTTAAATAGCCATTTCGATATGCTATTTTGATTTTTCCCCAAAATGAGCATCCAATTGTAGTTTTTTCGGTAAATGGCTTATTGATTTGATTATTTTCAATCGAAATCTCATCATATCCCCATTTTTTAGCCTTTTTATTATAGGCTTCAATCATTTTTTGAATTTTTTCCATATTAATATTATGTTTATTTTTGTTTTACATCGCAAAGGTACGAAATTATTCCGATATAACCAAATAATTTAACTAATATTTATATTTATTAATAAATAAGCATTTTTATATGAAAAAAATTATAAGATTGACTGAATCTGATTTGCATAATATCATAAAAAAATCAGTGAATAGGGTTTTAAGAGAATCAGAGTATCTTGATGCTGAACCTTATGACATTGATATTTTTGATAACACGTATGATGATGATTTTGATAATATTATGTCTGATTATTCAAAGATGCCAGATGGATATGACGATGACATTGACCCATCACATTTGGACACAGATAAAATTGCCATGCTTAACAAAAACTATGAAGCAGAAGCATTCCCATATTTGAAGGGCGTACAGAATAATGCATCTTGGCAAGCATTTGATGACGATGTGAGAAGAAATCGTGATATGTGGGAGTCAATAATCAGAAACTCTATTAGCAAAGTACTAAAAGAAGATGGTGAAATTGGCGGTGGTGGCGCAACCAATTGTGTTGGCATCAATGTAGGCGGTGCTGCTGGTCAAGCCAAGAACCATATTGATGCTGCTCCTTTTAGCAATAAACCATTAAAACAGAAACATAACCTTGGCAATCCAACAACAAAGAAAGCCAATATGGTAGATATAACTCCAGCATTGGATAGAACTCCTGGATTTTCAATGGGTGAACGTGTTGGCGATAAAAAGAAGAAGTAACTATGATAGATTACGAAGCAAATGCTGATACCATTAAGAAAGTCAAGGAGATAAATGATAAACTTGAAGATGAAAGAGATGGTAAAGCAAGAACGAAATTAATGTTTGAACAACTATTAAGAGGATTATATATAAATCAATTTTAATAAAAATATTATATTATGATTACAAAAATAAGCGTAGGCGAATTGAGAAGAGTTATCAAGGAAAGTCAAAACGAGTTTAAACCTGTTGTTTTTGGAAATGATGAGTCTAAAAAAATCAACGACAAGGCTTACAGCGACATCAAGAAAGAGACCGAGAAATATGATGGAGGTCTTTCTAAAGAAAGCAAGAAACTTGGTGGGGGCATCGGTGCAACTGATAACAAAGGTATGCATGACTTAACTTACGATAACATCAACAAACCTTTTAAAGAGAGAACTAAATCCCAGATGAAGGGGTATGTATCTAAGGATGCTGAAGATAAGCACAAGAATGATGAATTTGGCAATGCCACATTCGATAATGATGGAAAAATCTATGACGCAGCAAAAGACCATGCAAAGGCAGTCAAGCAAGGAAAGGATACTGCTGCTGAAATTGGATTAACTAGTCGTGAGTTAAATAAAAATGATATAGAAAAAAATACTGAAACAATGGAAGAATCTAAGAAAATCAAGATGCTCTCCTTCAAAAATACTAAATTCCTTTCAGAGGGTCATATGATGACGATGATACCAGATGAGTTTAAGGTAGAGGGAAAGAGATTCATTATGAAAGATGGTGCTGACAACCAATATCTTGTAGAATGGTCAACAAAAAAAGAACCTAGCGTAACTAAGAAACTTAATATGACGCTTGTTAACGAGCAAAAAGAAAGGATTAAACAACTTTGGGGATATAAGAGCGCAGAAGCAAAGACTAGTACCTCAAGTTTCAGAATACAAGAGGATAAAGAGTTTTCAGATATGGTTAATAAGGCTAGAAAGTTAATGAAATAACAATTAATTAAAATTTATGTTTAGAAATGAAAAATAGTGACATAAACATTAACATAAATCCTCAGTCTGAGGAAAAGAAAGAGCCTATTTACACGCAAGTCGGGAAAAAGATAAGTAGTACTATTGCAAATGCAAAATGGTCTAAGATACTTAAAGTTTATTTTGTTACGTTTTTCTTTCTAGCCACAGGATTATTTTTTTATTTCTCTTATCGTGCAGTTAGTGACGATGATATTATGAAACAAACTGCAATGAAAATGGCAAGCTCTGAAAAAGAGGAAAACATCAGGGATTATATAGTTACGCCTAAAATTCAACATGACTTGGATATTTTAGTTTATACCATAAATGCTGATAGGGCATTTCTTTTTGAATTGCATAATGGCAAGAAAAACACAAGTGGTCTTCCATTTCGTTTTGCTGACATGACATATGAAGAAACAAATGAAGACAGAAAAGTTGATAAAGTCGCAATGGAGTTTCAAAATATTCCATTGACGCTGTATAAATATCCTAATTATCTACAGAAAAAGAAAATAATAATCGGAACAGTTGATGAAATTGAAAAAGTTGATAGGGAGTTCGCAAGACACGTCAAAGATATTGGAGGCGTATATCTTGGAATGATATATATATCAAATAGGGGCATTCCTTTAGGATTTTTATGCATTTCATACCATAATATGAATGATGTGCCAAGTAAAGATGTTATTGATAGAAAATTGAGAGAACACGACCAGTCATTAAAACAATTATTGGATTTGCAAACACAAATTAACACTGAAATTGATGTTACAGATGAAGTTTAAAGAATTAATGCATAATAATAAATTTTTATGGTTTTTAAACACTATAATGGTGACATTATGGCTGTTATCCATATTGTTTATGTTCAAATGCTATAACGAGAAAGTCAGCAGCACGAAGAGGCTAGTTGATGAAATTGAGTATAAAGATAATATGAACAGATATAATAAATTATATTATGATGCTCAATTCAAAAATTTGAAAAAGACAAATAGAGAGTTGTATGATTCTTTAAAAAATTGCAAAGATGAGATAGGATATTTGCTTCAATTTAAATATGATAAGGAATATTCTACTGGTGTTGTACACGTTCAAAAAGATACTTTAAAGGATAGCGTTTTTCAAGGCATAATAGCAGAGCCTAGAACTTTTGAATATAGTAGCGAACCTAATGATACATTCCAATACAAACTTAAAATAAATTCGCAGACAGAACCTAATTGGTATTCTCTTAACACTAAGTTTTCTGATAAGTTTACAATTGTGAACAAAGAAGATGGGAACGGATTGAATCACATAACAATAGGAAGCAGTACTAGTGGGGATATATCCGATGTTACAGTTTTTAATAAAAAAGAAAAACGTAAGTTTCTAAGTAGATTTAGTGTAGGTCCATCTGTTACGGCAGGTTATGACATAATAAATAAACAATGGGGAATAATGGCTGGTGCTTCAGTTACGCTTGATTTAACAAAATAATGGTAGACAAACAAAAACAATTTGAACTTATCACTAATGGCAATCCATTCAATTCAGAACTAGGCAATCATACATGGATTAAAGATGTTTCTGATATAAAGACATATGAAGAGGCGTGGGAAGACGAAGGAGAAATATATGGGATAACACCAGATTTCTCTAGAGAAGATGCAATAAAGGCGTTGAAAAGTGGTATTATTACAGTGTATAGTTCCTACCCGATAAAACAAGGTATATTTGTTACTCCGTCTAGGATGGAAGCCCAAAGCTACGCTGGCAGCAATAGAGTGTTTTCCAAAACTGTCAGATTGAGTGATGTCGCTTGGATTGACCCAACGCAAGGACAATATGCCAATATAAATGAAAACAAAAAGTATATGAAAAAGATAATTAGATTGACAGAATCAGATTTACGAAGAATAGTGTCGAACTCTGTTAGAAGAGTACTGAAAGAAGGATATAATCAATTTTCAGACGGAGATTTTGCTAGTGATGGGAATCCATATGAATTAGAGGATGACAATGTAGACCCAACAGCAGATGTATCTCACATAACTCCTAATGATTTGAGGAAAGTTTATGTATGGGATACTGGAGACTCATACTATGAGTTTGAAGCTGATTATGGAGAAGGAATGAATGAGGCAGTATCTTTTAGAGGCTCTTTTGATGGTGATTTCACAATAGATGATGTAGTATTGGGGCATAGTGGATTTGGACGCCAGATGAACCCAAATGACTTAAAAACGCCACAATTTGAAAATTGGTTTAACTCAACCCTTGGAGATAGTTTATCAAGAATTATCTATCAGAAAATAAATAGTGGAGATTTCTCAAACGATGCAGAAAGTGGTTATTAAATATATAAAATGCTTAACAAGACTTTAATTGTTAGGCATTTTTTTTATTTTTTATGTAAAATGAAATATTTACTTAAGTAAGTAAAATATTAAAAAAATTGATTGAGTTATGATAGCAAGTTTAGTATTAGAATTGAAAGTTTTTCTTTTCATTATGGCGATATTTGCCGTATTGGTTGGTATTTTACATACTGTTACAGTTTTTAGGCTGCAAAGTGGGAAATTAATATCTTCTGAAAGAGGATTAATTACCTTCGGCTCTGCTGTAGCATATATAATAACAATGTTAATTTGTGGTTTTTAAATTGATATTATGAAAACTTTACAAGAAAGAATGAATGACATGAAGCCTTATTTTCGTGGAATTGAAATGTATAATGAGGCTATCATGGTAAAAGTTGCGTACCCCAATAAGTGGAAAGCATACCCAAGTGAAGATGGTAGGATTAAGATAACGCCTTCAGATAGTGACCCTAATTTAACATATTATTATGCCGATTCAAAAGATACGACATATGAGGAAATGTTTGACCTTGTAGAACAGACGATTAAAGCAAATCAAGATATAGTGTTAAAGCTTAAACTGTTAAGGGATAAAGTGGAGGAACTGAAGGAACTGTTCCAGAATACACCATATGATGACCTATTGAATTTGCAATTTGTTGTGGGAAAGAAACCAAAACGTAAATATGTGAAAAAAAAGAAAGAAGAAAAACTTGAAGCAGTTGAAGAGGAAAAAGAAATAACAAACGATAAAGAAGAAAATAAGATAGAAGAAAATGATTAATATTTTTATTTATATATTGTTTGCATATGGATTAAGTAATCTCTTAGTATTTGGTATGGGTCCTTATGATTTGCTTGAATGGGTTCGTAAAACAGCGAAAAAGGTTTTTGGAAAGTTAGGTAATATGCTTGATTGTATGATGTGTACGTCAGCTAACATAGGATGGGTTGCATCATTACTAAACATAGTATTTATTCCAACGATACCATTAACGCCAATGATGGTACTATATAGTGGCTTAATACCTTGGTACATCATTATATTTGGTGATTTATGTATAACTAGTGGCGCAGTTTGGCTAATCAATACGGTACAAGAAGCAATAGAACGAAGTAATGCATATGGAGAAGGAAATGAGTAGGGAGATACAATCTCTATACAGCGAGAAAAGGATGGATAGGTTGGCTTTAAAGGGTCATCAATGGACTATTGCGCAGCAGTTGAATGGCTCTATGGGTCAAGACATGAAAGACATTCTAGATGGTAAAAAAACTGTTAAGTTATCTTTCTGGAAAAAAATAAAACATAAAATAGATAGTTTTCTATGGAGTTTAAGTTCGGAACAATGAGCATATATGAATTGGGGCAATTCATATCTGACAAGTTGCATGATGATGGAGTGAAGGAACAAGCTGTATTGACAGTCTATGTGAATAATGAAGAATTCAAGAAGGTTGATGAGGATTTGTATTATAGGAATAAGACAGATGAAAACCAAGAGTTTGTTCCGTCAGATGGGGAGATAATAGTTAATTTTGATAATGTGAAAATATTAATAAAAGTTAAAAGTTGAATTGATATTTTGTCAGTTCAACTTTTTTTCGTACATTTGCATCAAATTAAACAAATAAGTATTTATGATTACAATTAGCGGAAAAGATTTTATTGACAACATTATTAATGTGTTTAGAGACAATGGTATAACCACTATTGGAAGTGGTGATGTGCTTAACTATGAATCTTACCAAAAGATTCCAGATGATATAAAACCATTGTTTATATTTGTTTATGACAAAAGAGTAATAGGCTCTAAAAAATTTATTTCGGCCGAGTTTAAAGACATATATACATTAGGCTTTTATTACTATTTTTTCTTTAAGGCTAATGGCTATGAGCCATTTGATTTTGCATCTGAATTATATGACCGCTTGCATGTAGGTACTATATACAGCTGGAGTAGCGATAATTTCAGTATTTGTACCCAAAAAAAGAAAATAAATAATAAAATAACCGTTAGCTTTTTATATTATGCCAATGATGTTACTACTGATTTGCCAATGTTTTACGAGGAAGAAGAAAAAGAAGAATTTTTAGTAGAAGCAGATAATGGAAAATTTTTATATTCTTTACGTAGGTTTAACAATATATTTGAATCTCCATTTAGTAATTTTTGTGATGATGGGTTGGTTGAAAAGATTGAAGAATCTATTAAGTTGAATAAAAATGCTTTGAAGATTTTAAAGAAAATTAAGAGTGAGAAGTAATTCTCGCTCTTATTTATTATGGTCTGGTGCAATGCCTCGTGATTTTTCTACGATTCCAGTGTGTCAATTGCTGTATTCTATCAATCCAATTAATTTTATATTTGCTGTGCGCAGTGTCTCCCATAAATGCGATGTATTTGATTTTATTATCCATGCACCATTTTTCAATTTGGTTATATAATCTTATACAATCGTTTTTGTTTTTACAGATGACCATTTCTAAGTTTCCGTTGCAGTCAATAAGGAGTTTGTTTTTATATATTTGAATTGATTTAAACATATATTTGTTTTTTGAATCTTTTCTGATAAAGTTATCAAAAATCCATTCAAATGTTTTCCTCTGTAGTTTTGGATGATACCCATATACCCAAAACGTTTCTTCCATATTGTAATTTGCACGGTCAATGACAATCCAACCATCTTCAACAGTTTCATAGTTGGTATATTGACCATATTCATCCCTTATCTTATTAACGTCACTATCCCCAAATTCCTTACATTTTATAATAATTAGTTCGTATTGTGACTCTACTATTACATCTTTTCCGTTATTGTATTGGACTGGAAATTTGACTTTTTTATTCTCCTCCAAAAGTTCATTAAAACGTTTATATATCTTATTTTCAGTTTCTTCACTGCAAATAGTTCTCAAACGTTTATTATGACTTGTAAGTATTATCGTATATATTTTTTTCTTATTTCTATGCATATTTTTACAAAAAATAATTTTGTTTTACTTTTGTTAAATATATATTTTGTTTTTTAACTTTTTTTATATATCTTTGCAAAAAGTATGAGAGTAGGCGATATTGTTGAATACACGGATGATTGGATAAAAGGAAGAAAATGGTATTTATTGTCTTTTAATGGTAATGGTTTGTGTACCATTGTAATCATTAGGGATGGAAAGTATACCAATGAGAAAAATGGAGAAGTCAGATTAAATGCAAATATTGTAAATTTAAATATACAAAAAATAAAACTTATTAAATAATAATTCAAATTATGGCAAAATTTTTTGAGACATCACAAGATGTTGCTGAATTGGTACAAAGCAAGTGGGAAGATACTGGACTTGCTCAGATGGGAATTGAACTTAAACTGCTTTCTATAACAAAGGCAAAGAATATTCTTAAAGCATCTAAAGCTGGTGCTACAGTTAATTATCTAACAAGAAAGGATGCGTTTTTAGTTATATATGAAGAAGCATTCGATAGGCTTTCAGATGAGTTTAAAGAGAAATTGATTGAAGGGTGCTTATCAAATATCTCATATGATGCAGAACACGATAAATTGAATGTTGAAACTGATATTGCGAAAGAAATGTTCAGAATGCGCAGAAAGTACGAAAATTACGTTGATATTATGGAGGCTTCATATCTCACTATTGAACAGATTGAGGACGAAGAGCGCAGACGTAAGGAAGAGGAGAAACTAAAGAAAGCGGAAGCAAGAGCAGCTAAGAAAAAGCAATGAAAGCGATAATTGATAGAGACGATTTTGGCAGTATTCTCAGATTATTGAAGAGTTCAAACTTGACACAGATAACAGATAGGGATGAGCTTTGTAGTTGGACTGATGGTGATTGGGGAGAGTATTGGTATCTCTTTAAGAATGATGACGATACGATAAGGGTATCATTCATAGATTCTTACAATCATGATAAGACACTAATTGATATATCCTTTTTGAAGGAGATATTCAGTTTCGGCAAGAAGCTCTATGGAAATACTCTCAAATTCGTATTTGAAAACAGATTAGAGCCAACTGATTTAGCTGCCATGTGTAGGTGGAACGATATAGTTTTCACCGATTTGGAATTTAAATATGGTTTAAACAAAGACTAATGGGTAAGGTTGTTGGAAAAGCCCCACGTCCAAGGGGCAATAAGAGTAGAAAAAAGAACAAGGTTAGGGAGCAAGCGTTTAGGGAAATTGTTAAGCAATATCCTAATCTCGTAGATTCTGAAGAAAAGAAAAAAGAATTAATGGACATCATTGGTAATATTGATGTTGCCGTTGATGGCACTGGACAAATGAGAATGTTTTACAAAGGAGAAGAAAAATAATATTTTTAAAGTAAACTAATAATGGCAAATTTGAACGCAAAGTGGTTGAATCTAGTATTCATCATTGACAAAAGTGGTAGTATGTACCCATCAACTGCCGATGTAATTGGCGGTTTTAACAAGATTATCGAAGAGCAAAAAGCAATTAAAGACGGTAAGGTAACTGTTTCTCTTTTTACGTTTAATGAGAAAGTTACAGAGGAATATCTTGGTGTAGATATTAATGATATTAAAGAATTTAACTATTCCGCTGGAGGTTCTACAGCAATGAATGATGGTATTGGCGTAGGTGTCTATAATGTTGGTAGATGGCTTCATGAGAAAGATATAAATGGTGAGGAAATGCCAGGAAAAACACTTGTGGTTGTAATGACCGATGGTATGGAAAATGCATCTAAGGAATATACATTGAAACAGATTCAAGACACCATCAAGGAGCAAACAGAAAAGTATTCTTGGGAATTTATGTATCAAGGATGTGATATTACATCGTCAAAGGCTGCTGATGAACTTGGTTTCAAGTTTAAGACTTATGGCTCTAGAAAAAAATTCTCAAAGAACTATGATATGATTAACTGTGCTGTCAGCAACTATAGAGGGCTAGCAAATGCTGGAGCTACAATGGATGAGGCAACACTTTCTTTCTGTGACACACTTAATAAAGAGGCGTTGAGGGCAACAACTGAATATGAGAAGGAAATTGGTAAGAAAATTACATCAATTTAAATAAGGTAGGGGAGTTATAAAGTTTTTAATTCCCCTATTAATAAATTATAAAGCTGTATGGATACAAAAAATGAATTACAAAAAATTGTTGGCGAAATAATTTTACTAACCGAAAAACTTAAAACAAAAAGAAGTAATATTGGTATTATTGATAAAAAAAATGATGAATACGGCACTAAAACAATAACATTGTGTGGTGGTCTTAACGGATGTGGAAAATGGGGGGATTATTTTAATGATTTGGCTGACATATTTGCCAAATTAGATGAATTTGGATATAAAGTTTGGGTTATTAAACTAGACAACGATTGTCTTGATGATATATTTTATTGCACAATTGGTATAGAGAAAAAATAAGAAAAAATGAGTGATATAAAATTACTTGAGAAAATAAAGAATTATGATAAAGATTGGTGCTATCAATACCAGAAACGAATTGATACATTAAGCGAGGACATGGAAAAATATGGATGGACTCAAAACGATGTTGATAATATATCTTTAAATGATTTTGAATTTTCTTTCATAGATTCTAAAAACGATAAAAAAGAAGCAACTGAATTCATTAAACGATATGAATGGTTAGGCACAATCGGGTCATTTCCAACGCATTGGTTTACCGCTAGATACAAAGGTATTTTAGGAGGGGTCGTTATAATGGGTATGCCGAATGCTTTTAGTAAATTATTGGGTGATGATACTAAAAACATAGAAAGACTTATAGCAAGAGGTGCTTCTGCTTCATGGTGTCCTTTCAATTTGGGAAGCAAATTCCTTATGTGGTGTATTAAATGGATGGTTGATAACACACAATATCGTTTATTCACTTGTTATAGTGACCCACAAGCTAAAGAAATCGGGAGCATATACCAAGGGCTTAATTTCTATTATCTAGGGCAAGGAAGCGGAACGTCAGTAAGATGCGTAAATCCATACAACCCAAATGTAATGATTTCAGATAGGGCGTTTAGAGCTAGAAGCATGTATAAAAAGTATGCGAAAGATTTGGGAATAGAATGGCAGAAAAATTGGAGTAATGACCAATCCGTTTTATGGGATAATGTACCAGATGAAATTGAGAAAAAGTTAAGGGATTACTCAAAAGAAATGTTTAACAAAGCGGAAAAAATATATTTTCCAAGTAAACATAAATATGCATTTCTTCTAGGCAGAGACAAAAAAGAAACAAAACAATTAAGAAAAAAGTTTTTAGAATTAAATAAAACATATGACTATCCAAAAGAAAGGGGAAAATAAATGGAGACGAAAGATACAAAAATACATTCTAATATATTCACATATACTTTAGGAGGACAGAAGAAATGAAGGGATATAAAATAAGGTATGGCGAATATGGTCATGATTGCTGGGGAGCAAGCGAGTGGTTTGGATGGTACGATTATGATAATGTAATTTATACTGATTTACAAAAGGCTAAAAACGTTTGCTTAAGTCTAGAAGAGAAAGAGAGGGATAAAACTTTTGAAATATATAATGTTGAAATAAAATAGAAATGGCAATTGTAGTTAATTTATTTGCTGGACCAGGAGTTGGTAAGAGCACAACAGCGGCTCGTATATTCGCTGAATTAAAAATGCATGGGGTCAACTGTGAAATGGCACTTGAGTTCGCCAAGGATAAAGTTTGGGAAGAATCATTTAAGACAATGGATGACCAGATTTATATTTTTGGCAAGCAATTTCATAAAATATGGAGACTAAAAGATAAGGTTGACGTGATAATCTGCGATTCACCATTACCAATATCAATAGTGTATGACAAGGAAAACTCAGAGGCACTTCATACACTGATAATGGAACAATTCAATAAGTTTGACAATTACAATGTTCTTCTTACGAGAAGTGGTGAATATCAAAAAGAAGGTAGGGTTCAAACTGAGGAAGAAGCCAAAGGAGTGGATGAAATGGTTAAAAAAGTGCTAAAAGATTATAACATAGTCCATAGAGTAATGCCGATTGATGGGGCTGCTATGAAGATAACGGAAAGAATTCTTGAAGAACTTAAAAATAAATAAACATGAAAGATTTAACAAAAGATTTTAGAAAATTTGCCATTAGCAACACAAATGTTAATGCAACAGTGTTAGATGACCAGATTAAAAAAAGTCAAAACATCATCACACCTTATATTTTGGAAGAAAGGCAGTTAAATGTTGCAACATTTGACGTATTTTCAAGATTGATGTATGACAGAATCATCTATTTTACTGGTGTAGTTGATGAAGACTCTTGTAACACAGCAGTCGCACAGTTGCTTTATTTGTCATCAACTGATGAAAGAGACATCAGCATGTATATAAATTCTCCAGGAGGCTCTGTTGTAGATGGACTAGGTTTAGTAGATACTATGAACTATATCAACTGTGATGTCGCAACAACTTGTATTGGTATGGCAGCATCTATGGGTTCAGTCTTGCTGAGTAACGGTACTAAGGGTAAAAGATTTGTCCTACCTCATAGTAGAGTGATGATTCATCAAGTATCCTCAAGTCAATCTGGAACTCTTGCTGACCTTGAAATAGAGATTGAGCAGACAAGAAGGTGCAAGAACGATGTATATAAAATACTTGCTGATAATACAAATCACTCATTTGAGGAAATGGAAAAACTTTGCGATAGAAATAATTGGTTTATCGGTAAAGAAGCAGTTGATTTGGGAATCGCTGATAAAGTGTTAATAAAATCTAAATAATTTGGTATTCTCATCTTTTTAACATATATTTGCTCTGTTATGAAGAATAATAAGATTTTTATGCCTCCTTATGACTATGATAATAGTGAACATACAATAGATGGTGTAATGCCATTGAATTTATTCCTAGGAGGTACAATAGACAATGGTGAAAGTTTAGATTGGCAGAGTGCTCTAACGGATGAACTGTGTTCTAGTGATACGGTTCATCCTATTATGATTTATAATCCAAGGAGAGCAGAGTGGCCGAATGGCGATAATAAAGAAGAAATTGACAAACAGATTAATTGGGAATTATACCATCTTGAAAGGGCTGATTTAATAGTTATGAATATATTGGGGAATTCAAAATCTCCAATATCTCTTATGGAAATTGGCTTGTTTGCCAAAGAGCATAAATTAATCGTGTTTTGTAATCCTAATTTCTATAGATACGATAATGTAAGAATAGTGTGCGAAAGATACAAAGTTCCATTGTATAACACAAACGATATTTTAGTGATAAAAAATAAAGTTTTGCAGTTTGCAAATATGGATAAAAATGTGCGCTATATAACTTGTAATCGGTATGTCTGAGAATATTAAAAAATAGAAAGATACGACAAATGACATTCAAAAAATTTACAAAAGAAGAGAGAAGTACGTTTCCTTATTGGTGGAATCATTACTTGGCATATAATTGGGTTGCATGGAAATTAGGTGTATGGAAACCTAAGTATCTTTTACATGACATTGAAAAACCTTGGCTAAAGCTTATTTGGGGCGATTATAAAAAAGTACAGAAATGGCATAAACACCATAATAAACATCACATATTTTCTGGACGCCATTATGGACTTAATAAAATAGATTGGCTTGCAGCAGTTATTGACTGGGAATGCGGACGATACACGAAATATGCTTGCCCTAGAAATGCAAGGGAAGAAGTAGATTATCTACTAACACAAGTTGATAAGTATACTGATGACGAAAGAGAAGAAATAAGAAAAAATTGTTATCCAATTTTAGATTATCTTGGATTATAATTATTGGATATGTAATGATTTTAACGAAAAATAAGGGTAAACATTGAGTATTTTTTATTCCTTTGTATATTTATAATACAAAAGAAATAATTTTCGATGAAAAAAATAATTAGATTAACTGAGTCAGATTTGCGTGGTATAGTCCAACGTAGCGTCTTAAGAGTCTTACAAGAGCAGAACGATTTTGGTTTGCTCTTGCAATCAATTGCGCAATCAATTGTTCAAAAAAACGAAATTGACGTAAATCCAGGAGAAAACGATTTGGAGGTGGAATTGCAAGATGGACGATTAGTATACATAAAATACAATGTTTTATGTAACCCATATTTACATCAAGGAATGAAAAGTAGTGACTACGATGTGCCAGATGACCCAGATGAAATAATTGATGATTGGGATGTAGAAATCATAGACATCTGTTTATATGATTATGATGACAATGAGGTTACAATTAATGATAATGGAATTGTTAGAGAATCATTAAAGCGTGTATTACAGATTGATTACAGCAACTATGATGTTCCAAGCGAAAAAGAATTCTTTTATTATGAGGACTAATAACGTTATTAAAATATATAAAGATTATGGCATGTGGATGTAGTAAAAACAAAGGTAATACTGCTGCCGTTAATAAGGTAACAGCACCAACAAGACCAAGTAGACCACTTAGTGAAGGTGGAAGAATTAGAAGAGCGGAAAAAAGAATTATTCGTTAATTTTCTCTAAATTTATTTGGTTAATTGAAAAATTTTTCATATCTTTGCATCGTGAATTGGGAAACAAATCTCAGTTTACGATGCAATTTTATTTTATGAAAATAAAAATATGACAGAAAATTTTAAAATCAATGAGAATACGAAATGGGCGTTCAATGAGTTGTCAAAACAGCTATTGTTTGCGTCTAGTGAATTCACTAAAGCGAAAGGTGACACAGAAAAGTATAGGCTGCAAGCGAAAACATTAGCTTTTAATGAATTTGAAAGGGAAGCAATATTAAAAGAAATCTATGAGCATTTAATAGATTTCTTGCATAACGATAAGAATTATCAGATAAAAAAATTTGTAGATAGGAAATTAATCGAAAATCATCTTCATAGCGACATAAATGAAGCATTAAAAGATGGTATCGAATTTTTTAATACCCCAACGGAATCACAAAAATATGTCGTTGTGAAAGATATATATAACGTAAATAAACGTCCCATACTAGAATTAGGGGAATGGTAATTTTGTAGCCGAGGCGATTAGGTGAGTGGTAGGAAGGAGACAGATATGGTCTCGTGTAGGCTGCAAAAATGAAAAATACCTAGACAAGATGTATTCCTAGTCTTGTTAAGTTAATTGAATGATAGGAGTTGAGGTTTAGTATTGCAGAAACCCACAGCTAATGCTAAATCAATGAAAACGTACAGTGATGGACGGTTTGATGCTGGGGATGACTTTTTGGTGGAACAGCAACCATATATGGCTCTGTGGCGAAATTGGTAGTACGCACTAGACTCAAAATCTAGGGAGGGTAAAACCTCGTGTGGGTTCGACTCCCACCAGAGCTACTTCGTTTTCATAGATGAAATGTTGGGTTTTTAAGTCACGTTTTACTTACTATAGTAGAGAAAACGGACAAGTGGGTATTGTGCGCCTTAGTCGGAATTGCAAATGCCCACATTTATGGCTCTGTGGCGAAACTAGGTAGTACGCATCAGACTTTGAAAGAAATTGGGAACTATCACAAATTTGTCCACTTCTATTTAGTTTTTTATGGTATACGCTAATATTTATATAAAAGCGTACTAACAATGAAAAGAGTTAAATATACCAAAGAACTATTAGAAGAAAAGGCTAAAGATTGTTATTCTTTTGCCGAACTTTGCAGAAGACTTGGGTTATCTACTGAGGGTAGTAATCCTAAAACTGTAAAAAGAAAAATGGATGAATTCAATGTTGATTACTCGCATTTCACTGGTAAAGTTTGGAATAAAGACCCAAACAATCCAGTGTATAGAGGAAAGTATCTTCCTAGCCTATGTGAACATAGTTCACTTTCATCTGCGAATGCAAAAATACTTGTATATAGGTTGGGGCTAAAAGAGAATAAATGCGAGTGCTGCGGTTTATCTGAATGGAGGGGGAAGCCGTTGGTTTGTGAGTTACATCACGTCAATGGAATACCTAGTGATAATAGAATAGAGAATTTACAAATTCTTTGTCCTAATTGTCATAGTCAGACAGATAACTTTAGAAGTAAAAACCGCAAAGGTAATGAGTGCTCAGAGGGAAACCTTTGAAGTAGAAGTCGGCTAATTAGGCGAAGGTATCAGCCTTTAAAAATAAATGATAATAACGCCTAGCTAAGTTCACTATAATGTGATAAACGTGTAGAGACTATATACCGACAGCCTAAACTTTTTGAGCATGGCTAAGACATAGCCCAAGGGTAATCCCAAACCTACGAAAATCTGAGGTCCAGGAATGGACGTGTGGGTTCGACTCCCATCAGAGCTACTATCTTTATTTAATCAATGGACTATGGTGTAATGGTAGCACAAGAGAATTTGGGTCTCTTTGTATCAGTTCGAATCTGGTTAGTCCAACGACATTGCCTGGTGGTCGAGAGGCTTAAGACGGAGGATTTTGGTCCCTCTATGGGTGTTAGAAACCCATCGCAGGTTCGAATCCTGCCCAGGTAACAATAACTATAAGAAATATGTCAAAGGGAAAAAAGTATAAAACCCCCAAAAGATTTTGGAATAAGAATCCTCATAAAAAATCTTGGAAGGCTCATGTTATGAGCAGTGACCATAAAAAATTCAAATGGTTTTTCAGAAAGAAAAAATGGTTCACCGATGAATTTATTAAGAGGATGTCAATGAGATTCCCAATGTCTCATGAAATATGGGGTTGGGATTAAAATTAAAAATTAAAATAAATCCTATATGTTGACCTTGAAAATAGGTCTTTTTGAATGCAATTGCTTGTGAAAGTGGTTGCATTTTTATTTTTGACAGTAATGATATATTTATTTCTAAAATTTAATATTATGGAAAATATATACATTAGTGATAAAATAGAAATAGGATATGATTCTCGTGAAAGGGAGTTTACTGTGAGCCTATATGACTTATATGGACATTACATAGACTCTACCAAACTTGACAGAGACGATATGAAAGCATTATATGAATCTTTAGATAAGATAAAAGATGTGTTTTAATTTGTTTTTAAAAAATATTTTTTATATATTTGCCAAAAATTAAAAATTTTATTATATGGCAAATATGTTTTTGAAGAAGACTATGGCATCAATGCTTAATATGCCTAGCGAACAAGTGGAGGCAATTCTGAATGCAGCAGAAGCCTTTAAGAGCAATGAGATAGATAGAAACTTAGCAATTAAGTTATTTGACAAATTTTCTAAGAAATCTCCAAAAGAAATCAATGAGATACTTAGATACGTAGACGAGAATTTCAAATGACAGCGACACAAGTCTTTTTAATGTTTCTGAAGAAAAACTGTATATTGGATGAATACCTATTCTTCAGAAAAATCATAACTAACGATAACGGAAACAAATATTTCCTCAAGAGAAGGCTATACAAAAATACCTTTGTTGAAGATTATTTATCTAGGAATAATAGAGCTTTAAATAATTTTATGACTAGGTTATTCATTCTTGCGCCAAATCTTAAGAATAAGCTATCTAAAAATCCTCGTTTTTTTATTATTAGAGATACGTGGATAAAAGAGCATGGGAACAAACCTTATGAAATAAAAGTTAAAAATGGTAAAGGTGAAGTATTATTCACAAGACCTAGAATAACAAAATGGAATGAGCGTAAAGGTGTTGGGATGTACGTTGTATATTATAGGCGTTTATGGAACAAGTTTTTGAATGAGTACATTGATGATAGTGAGAAAAAGATAAACAGCCCTTTCAAAAAAGGAGAGTGCTACAATTTTAAACTGAAGAAATGATACACGTAATTAACATACACAATGAGGATAGGTCTAATGAAGAGTGCTATTATTATTGTGGAAGACATAGAAATCCCAAGACGAAACAGAATGACAATCCTTTAGGTAATCCATTCACGCATAATGGCGTGAAAACTAGTATAGCAAATTTATCGTTTAAAACTAGGGAGGATGCTATTGAGGCTTTTGGCAAATATTTCGATAAAATGTATGGGAAAGATAAAGAACTTACAGAAGCATTTGACGAAATATATAACAATTATAAAAACGGAAAGGAAATATGGCTAGGGTGTTTTTGTAAACCGAATTCTTGTCATTGCGATATAATTGCTGATAGGCTCCAGAGAAAACTAATTAAGGAAAAATTGGAAGAAAGAAAAAAGTTAAATAGGGTTAAAAGTTGAATTAATATTTTGTTGGTTCAACTTTTTTTCGTACCTTTGCAATAGAAAATTTAAATGTTATGATTACAAGACAGAAGACTCTTAAACTTATAAAAGAGAAAGTTGACTCACGTGCATCTGGTAAGATTAAACTGAAGAAACAATTTACGTGTGAGTTTGTGGAAGGTACGTTCAAGCACACAGAACGTAGGAGAATTGTATCCTTGATTAAGCAAGGCAACTCTGTTATGTGGATAGATGACGCATATGCAATGCGCAATATCAACGTACTTGACACAAAAGATTTGCATAAGATTATGTGGCAGAATCTGAGTGATAAGGAGAAAGGGAAAATTGCGTTAGAGCATTTGATTTCAACAAAAACATATTTAGAGGAGAATTAATTATGAGGGAAATTTATATCACCGTCAACGGGGTCGGTATGACCAAAGATGAATATAAAGCTTATCGTGCATCAAAGGATACAAGCAAGAAGATTGTTAAACCCAAGAAGCGTGTAAAAGAAATAAGTGCGGTTGCATATGAGATTGAGAATATGTTAAAGCAGATGGGAACGCTGAAATCCGTTCAAGTGTATAAGAACCATGCATATCGCTCGTGGGGAACGATTGCCAATGAGATTCTTGCATATCACGGAATCAGAAAGCCTATGGCTGAATATTGTGTAAGGTTCGGTGAGCTTAACTGCCTGTTGGAGGAAATCCAGAAGATGGCAAAAAGAAACGAGAAAGCTGCATATCAGTATGTTGACAAGATGGCTTGGAAGCTAGACGATATGAAGGCAAACATCGTTGATATGATGAGAGCCGTTAACGAGAGTGAAGTGTGTAAGCGTTTCGAACACCATGAGGCAATTAATGGCAAGGGAAGGCAACTAGGTTTGGGTACGATTGTTAACAAATGTTATGGGGCATTAACAAAAATCGAGGAGACCATTAAGGAGTTGAAGAGAATTGCAGATGAGGGAACTGACCCATTTGCTGTAGGAGACCATATGAGTGCTAGGACAAGAGCAAGGTGTTGGGCATAATTAAGGTTTTAAAGAAATGGAACAAAATAAATTAAAACTTGGTGATTTAATTGCTTATTGTACAGCTACAAAAAAGTTTGTGCGAATAAGGAATTACATTAAGATTAAAGGAAAGACAGAATGGTTAATTCCCATTGCTATATATTGTTTTGATGGCATTAGTTTATATTTAAAAGATTTTAAAGGGATAAATTGGTATGATTCAATTATTAAAGTCAAAAACATAACGATAAAAAATGTTTTAAAGATAAGTTTTTTTGTTGGGGATGTAGAAACTTTAAAAAAGTTAATTAAGCATAAAGATATTTTGAATGATTGCATGCAAAAATTGTCCGAATATTCAATTGAATGCGATTTTATAGAAGATTTCACTTGGTTTTGGTCATTTACCGATTCTCAGTACAGTGATTGCAGTGCGATGTATGTCAGTGTGGGTACTAGCTGTGTGTACACCTATAGAAAGTCTACTTCTCGTCCGTATCTCCGTGTGAGGGCTTTCGCAGCTTTGAGCGTTTAACTTTTGTGCTTTGTCATACTACTACTGACAAGGCACATTTTTTGTTTTGTTAAAATAGTTTTTTTCCTTTTTATCGTATTGGGTGGTCGAGTTCGCATAAAATATCTCCATGCTCTTTTAATTTAGTGTTAAAATCTTCAATTTGTTTTTTCATTGAATCTTGGTCATAAACTCTTCCATATCTATCTGGTTTATCAAAATTCATCCTTATTGGTACAATTCTAGTAGTGAAATAGAATGGATTATCTTTTAATGCTTCGATAGTCTTTTCCTTTTCCTCACAAATACCCCTAAAAGCCTTTGTGTCGCTTTCAGACAGTTCAAACCATTCCCCTATAAGGTTTGATGATTTGAAGTGATTGTGGAGCATTTTTTCAAGTTTGAAAGGATGTTCTGTCTCATAATACTCTTTTATAAAGAGTTCAGAAGAGTTCCCAGTTTGTAGCTGTTTCAGCCTCTTGTTAACATCTTTTGCCTTGGTAGAACCTATCTTATATCTGCCTTTATTATCTATTTCACCTATCAAATAAACGTATCCCATAATTAATTAATATAAACCTTACAAAATATACTTTCTTTTTCCAAAAGCTAAATATTTATTATAAAAATAATAAATTAAGCAAGTCATTACTTGCTTTTCTTAATAAACTATTTAGTTAATTTAAATTATGGCAAAAGACAGAAAAAAACTGGTACATATCCATAGTAAAATAACGGATAAACAGCCAAGACCAGAAGCCCTTGAGGTTGGCGAAATTGCGGTTAATAATGGTGTTAGTGGTAACACTGACCGCTCATTCCTTTCAATTAAAAATGCAAATGATAAAGTTGTAAGATTTTCATCTGATGAACAGATGATTTTCTGGACTGAGAAGAAAGAAGTCATTCCTTTTGAGGGTCAAGTAAGAGGTGAAGATGGCCCAGAATCAACAAAGGATAGCGGTGATTATGGCTCATATGGTATTACCAATGATGACCTTCTTAACAATAAATCAAACCTTGTTATTAAGTTTAATCAAGTAGCAGCTTCTAATACCCCTAAGTCTGAAAAAATTAATGGCGGTAAAGACATTTATGGTAAACTAGTTAATGGAACACCTGATGCTTCTAGAGAAGGTGCTGGTATTGCTATTGATATGTCTCGTTACGCTATGCGTGGGGCTAATCCTTCATTCAGTTCTTTGACAATTACTAATGACACAACATTGAGGGGTAACTTGAATGTTAGTGGGAATACCAAGATTGGTAATGGACTTAATGTGACAGGTGCCACCAACATTAATGGCGCAACTAAGATAACAGGTGACACAACTTTTAACGGTAATGAAACCGTTAATGGCAATTTAACAGTTACTGGTAACACTAACATTAGTGGTGACACAAGAATCAAAAAGACCTTAACTGTTGATGGTGCTACTAAAATCAATAACAATTTAACAGTAACTGGTGACACTAACATCAGTGGTAACACAAGAGTTGATAAAAACTTGACTGTTAGTGGTAATACTAATGTTAGTGGTAATACTACCATTAAGGGTGATACTAATATAAGTGGTAACACAACAATAGATAAAAATTTAACTGTAAATGGCGATACCAAGTTGCAGAAGCTTTCTGCTACAACAGCAAATGTAACCAACTTATATGCAACTGGTAATATAAGTGGTTCTTCTTTAACAGCTACAACTATTAGCGGAACTAACGCAAATATTACAAATATAACTGCTAGTACTGAGAACGTAACTAATTTAACAGCCACAACTATTAGTGGTGGTACACTAAATGTCAGTGGTAATACAACTCTTAATAAAGTAACAGCAAATACTATAAGTGCATCGAGTGTTAATAGTGTAAGTGGTAGTATAGATAATTTAACAGCAGTAACAGAGAATGTCACAAACTTAACTGCAAACACCTTCAGTGCATCAAGTATTAGTGCTGCAAGCATTAGCGCTGCAAGCATTGATATAAAAGGAGGCTTATCTCACAAAATTACGTTCTCCTCTGGAAATACACCATCAATTACAAATCCTGTATTTAATGGTTCGGCAGATACTACTGTTGTGATACCAACTGTTAGTGGTTATCCAGATAAAGCAGAATACAATTCAACAGACAAGAAGATATACTTTAAGCATAACAACGCCACATTGACTTCAATGACGATTGATGCAACTGATTTTATTAAAGATGGAATGATTGAGAGTGTTGAAGTTGTTCCAAGTGGTGGTACATCATATCTTAAAATTGTGTGGAATTTAGACGGTAGTAGCGGTAGCACAAAAGATACTATATATCTAAACATTGGTGACTTATTCGAGGCTGACAACTATTTTACAAGAGACCAATTAACTGGTACTACCAATTATGTAACAGTAAGAAAGGCATATAGTGCAAACACTGCTTCCACAGTTGATTTAGCTGGTGTTACAAATGCAGATGACCTTAAGGCAATTGAGGCACTTACTGGAACTAGTGGTTTACTTAAAAAGACAGCGGCTAATACTTGGACTCTTGACACAACAAGTTATCAAAATAAACTTACAGCTGGTAGGGCAATTAATATTGATAGCGATAATAAAATTTCATTTACTCTTCCAATCAGTGCTAGTACTGGAGTAAATAGTATAATCGAAGGTAGTGGAACAAAAGCAATTGGTCATTATTCTCATGCTGAAGGTCGTTCAACAACAGCAAGTGGACAGTCTTCTCACGCTGAAGGGCAAAGCACAACAGCAAGTGATAGTTTCTCTCATGCTGAAGGTTATTACACAACAGCAAGCAATTGGGCTTCTCACGCTGAAGGGCAAGGCACAACAGCAAGTGGTTCTTATTCTCACGCTGAAGGTAGTGGAACAACAGCAAGTGGCGAAAGTTCTCACGCTGAAGGAAAAAGTACAGTAGCAAATGGTTTTGTTTCTCACGCTGAAGGAGGTTATACAAAAGCAAATGGTTCATCTTCTCACGCTGAAGGACAGAACACAACAGCAAGTGGTGATTATTCTCACACTGAAGGTTATGAAACAACAGCAAGTGGTGAAAGTTCTCATGCTGAAGGTGGTGGAGCAGCAGCAAGTGGTGATTTCTCTCACGCTGAAGGAAGTAGCGCAAAAGCAAATGGCACATCTTCCCACGCTGAAGGAAATTCCACAAAAGCAAATGGTTATTGTTCTCATGCTGAAGGAAGTAATACAATAGCAAGCGGTACATGTTCTCACGCTGAAGGAAATGGAACAACAGCAAGTGGACACTCTTCTCACGCTGAAGGTCAAGGAACACAAGCAATTGGTGACCAATCTCATGCTGAAGGTATGAATACAACAGCAAGTGGTTATTTCTCTCACGCTGAAGGACAAACCACAACAGCAAGTGGTAGTTTCTCTCACACTGAAGGCTATGGAGGAATAGCAAGTGGTAGTTCTTCTCACGCTGAAGGATATAGTACAAAAGCGATTGGTGGTTCTTCTCACGCTGAAGGATTTAATACAGTTGCAAATAATGATTCAGAGCATGCTAGTGGTAGATATAATGTATCGTCTAGCGCATCCACAACGTTTGGTAACGCTGGTAACACATTATTCTCAGTCGGTAATGGTACAGCAGAAAATGCAAGACATAATGCATTTGAGATTCGTCAGAATGGTGACATTTATATCACAAGTGGAGGTACTGACATTAAGCTTCAAGACCATTTAGGTGGTGGTGGAGGTACAAGTGGTTTTATAAAAATTATAAACCCAACGGCTAGCACAAAAGTTGGACTTGTAAACAGCTTATCACAGTATTATGACACCAACATTGGCAAGGGTGCTGTAATTGAAGGCGATGGATATGATGATGACGGTACTATTTATAATATAGTTGCAAGTGGTATATATTCCCACGCAGAAGGTTCTTATACACAAGCAAGTGGTGTACAATCTCATGCTGAAGGAGACAGTACAATAGCAAATGGTACTTGTTCACACGCTGAAGGTAGTGGTACACAAGCAATTGGTCCTTTTTCTCACACTGAAGGAAGTGGTACACAAGCAAGTGGTACTTGTTCACACGCTGAAGGTGGTAGTACACAAGCAAGTGGTGATTGTTCTCACGCTGAAGGAAGTAATACGATAGCGAGTGGTGACTCTTCACATGCTGAAGGAAGATACACAAAAGCAAATGGCACAGCTTCTCACGCTGAAGGAGATGGAACAACAGCAAGTGGCAGTTGTTCTCACGCTGAAGGACAAAGCACAACAGCAAGTGGTGATTATTCTCACGCTGAAGGTAGTAGTACAAAGGCAAATGGTGGTTATTCACACGCTGAAGGAGAAAACACAATAGCAAGTGGTTCTTATTCTCACGCTGAAGGATTTGGTACAACAGCAAGTGGTCATTATGGTTCTCACGCTGAAGGTTTAAGTACAAAAGCAAATGGTAGTTCTTCTCACGCTGAAGGGTGGTACACAGTTGCAAATAACCAATCAGAGCACGCTAGCGGTCAGTATAATGTATCATCTAGTGCTTCCACGACATTTGGTAATGCTGGTAACACATTATTCAGTGTGGGTAATGGTACATCAAATTCAACAAGACATAATGCATTTGAGATAAGGCAGAATGGTGACACTTATTTGAACGGTAAACTAAGTGTAACTGGTGATGTTACAGCAAACGCTTTCTACGCAACATCGGATGAAAGACTGAAGGAGAACATTGAAAATGTTTCATATGCTAAGATGGCAAATGCGGCAAACGTTAATATTAAGTCATTTAACTTCAAGAGTGATGAAGAGAAGAAGACTGTTATTGGCGTGATTGCGCAAGATGTTGAAAAGGAAAACCTTGGATTCATTGTATCAACTTCAAGTGATGGCATGAAAGCTGTTGATTATACAGGTTTAAGTCTTCTTAAGATTGCATATCTTGAGCAGAAGATTAAAGAGCTTGAGAATATCATTAATGAATTAAAACAAAATAAACAATAAATAATAAAATGGCTGTGTTGTAACAGAATTATAATGCAGCCATTTATTAATATTAGTTAAATGATATGGCATATAAAATAGCAAATATAAAATGGCTTAGAGACCAAGGTTGGAGTATTTCATCATCTTATGCAAGCGGCTTGTGTCCAACATATAATGAAATTGTGAATGAAATTCCAAAAGGCTCGATTACAGTTGATGTCAATGGAACTTGCGTTGCAACGTCTAAGGCATATACAAATAATCAATTGGTTTGTGAAGGTGATATAAGTATTGGTAGTGCTCCAACTTGTACTTGTAGCAAGATAAATGTTACAACAACTGAATTAAATATTAGTGCTAGCTCTGCATTAACTCAAGTTGGTACTATTACAGATAGCAGTTGTACTTCTAATGTAACATATGAATCAACACAGTCAACTTGGTTAACTGCTTCTACAAGCGGCACTAATATTAGAATTGAATGCTCTAAAAATACAACATTTAACAGTAGAAATGGCTCTGTTAACATTAAAATGAATGGTACTACATGTGCAACAGTTAATGTCACACAAAATGGTATAACTTGTCCACAATATCAGATAGTACTAGATAAAGAAGTTACATGCGATGGTGGTGCAGTGCATTTTAGTATTGCGACAAACGCATAAAATAATATATCTAATAATATAACAATATGGCAACATGGAATTCAACTCCGAATGTTCCACATACTGATGATGGAACATTCAATTTTCCACAAAACACTACCGATGATGATATTGTATATGCAATAAATTACACAGACGATAGTGGATGTACTGCATCAACAACATATACAGTTCCAAGTTGTAGTTGTGGCAGATATAAGTTTTTTGACCTTGGAACAGAGGTTGCAGCAAGTGGTGGAACACAAGCATTATGTTATTCAACAGTTAAAGAGTCTGCTCTAGTTTTTGACGCTGCAAAATCAACCTCTTGGATAACATATACAAGAACACAATCTGGAAAGGAATATCAAAGTTACATATGTACAGTTTCTCCAAATGAGAACAGTTCGTATAGAATTGGAGATGCTGTTTTCACTTCAAGCGATGGTTGTGAGTTCACCGCAAGTGTTACGCAAAAAGGTGCTATTGATTGCAGTGTATATGGTTTTGTAGACCAACACTATCAGTTGTCTGCCAATTCTGGTAATGGTGTAGTTGCTTTGTCATCTGTAAGTGCTGGCACATTAACGTTTTCTAGAAGTAAATCATCAAATTGGATTTCATTTGTTAGTGTACAAGGCGGAGGTATGATAAATGCATATGTATGTTCAATTGAAGCCAATAACACTGGTGTTGAAAGAGTTGGTTATGCAGTGTTCTCATCGCTTGATGGGTGTGAGTTTAGTGGAACTGTCACACAATCATCAGAAGTACCTGTACAAAAAGTTGAATATAGGGTGGTGTTTGCTGAGAACAACAACCCTAATGTAGAGAACATTACGGACTTGAGATTCGCTTTCACTAATGGAAGCGATGAGCGTAGTTATGATACAACAGACAAACCAAGTGGTGGATTTAGAGTTGGTACTGAGGCAAAACTTTATGCAGATGCTGGCTATACATATAACAGAGTCATTAGTCTAGCAGTTAACAATGGAACACCAAGACCACCTTCTGACTTGACAGTTACATTTGACAACGCCTCAAAAACTATAACAGTGAAATACACATACACTGGTAAAATCTAAATAACATTGCTTCTAGCGAATGAGGAAACAATAAGTTCAGCTTTAAACGACCTTAATTTACGTTTAATCATGACTTAATGAATAGGAAAAAAAAAGGAGAACTGCCTAGTTCTCCTTTTTTATTTTTTAGTTTAAAATTAGGTAAATGGTATAGCAGTTGGCATAAAATATATGGGTGAGTCAACCGAGACCCACCCATTTTTTTTATGGCTAGCAAGTATATAGTTCCCATTATTTTGTTTAAATTAAATTTGTTTTTTTAATATATTTTATATATCTTTGCAAAAAAATTGTTAAATAATGACTAAGAAAGAGGCAGATAATATAATTAAATTCATTACGGATAGAACATGGCATGGCTACTCTTGTCTAGGAAGTTGGGGGCATTTCAATTCTTCTGATGTTGTTGATGTCAAACCTCTCGTTGCAAAAATAAAAAGAATGATAGAGTAATGAAAAAAATAGTAGTTAATGGAGAACCAAAGGAAGTTACAGTTATAAGAAACAAGATACTAAAGGAATTCAAAGACCTTGAATTTATTGAGGATGGGCATAAATATTTCCTAAATGGAATGCAATTACCCTCAGTATCGGAGGTAACGCATAAATTCTGCCAATATCCTTTTGACACGGAAGCACAAGCAATTGCTTATGCTGAGAGGCATGGAGAAACACCTCAACATTGGCTTGATGAATGGAGGTTTAAGAATCTTAGAGCAACGACAACTGGTACATTAGTACATGCTTACGGGGAATCATTGGGATGGTTGAGGAATGGTCATCCAGAGTTTATAACTGAAGAAAATAAATGCAAATTTATCAAGGATAAAAATTGGTTAATTCCAACAAGACCAAAAGAAGAAGCAATATTAAAATTCTATAATGAGTTGCATTCAAATCTTCATTTTGTTTTGGCTGAGACAAAGGTTTATACTGGAAAAAACAAGGAACTTACAAACTTAAAACAAGACTATTGTGGTACGTTTGATATATTGTTTTACTACAAGGATGAAGAGGATGATTCCAAGAGTGGATTATGTATATTTGATTTTAAAACAAACAAAGAATTAACCAAACAGTTTAGTCACGAGGCTAACAAATTTCTTCTGCCTCCTTTTGGCGATTTATATGAAGAGCCTTTGTCATATTATACGGCTCAGTTGAGTTGCTACCAAATTCCATTGGAAGATATTGGGTTAAAGGTAATTGCGAGAAGAATTGTATGGTTAAAGGATGATGGTGACTACGAATTAATACCTTTACAAGACGTTACAAATAGATTAAGACAAGTGTTATGAAAACAAGAGCTAGAAATTTTATAATTGGCAGTGCGATAGGAATGTTCCTACTACTTTCAATTCTATCATCAGTTACATATGGTAGTTATAAGAGAGAGACAAGGAGATTGAATTTTGACTTTTCAAATTGGGGGGAGGAGTTTATAGATGAATAATTGTTGGAGTAGAGTAAAGACAGAATATACGAATAAAAAATGGGATTTGGATACTATGAAAATAAAAATTAAAAATCTAGAAAAAATAATCCCAGTTCATATTGTAGGCATATATCTTTCTATAAATAAGGCGAATGCGAAAAGTGAGTGGGATGCATATTATCTTACTTATTATGAACTAAAAGATATGTTTCTTAAATATAAAAGGTCATCTTTTGGTAATACTGCTAAAAATATAAAAATTATAAATGAATTAAATTGGGATATATTGGATGAACAACTTATTGAAGCAGCGGCAGTAAGACTTTCGTCTAATTTTACTAATACATATATTAACAATTCTATTTATGGGTATTATAATGTTTACGATGGTTATCCGACCAATCTAGTAGTGGACTATGATGGAAGATTATAGGCTATTAAAAAAAAAGAAATGAAAATAGAAGTTTTATCTCATTATTTATTTGATGAGAAAATGAGGGATATGAATTTGGACGATTCCAATATTGAGAGCACCAACATTGCTTGCATATCAATAATAGGCACTGAAAAATGTTTGAAGTATTACCTTGATGAAGAGTATACTAAACATTATTTCAAAAATCATCCAAATGTGTTGAATCTTGATTTCGATGATGTTTCTACAGATGTAGAATATGATGGATATATATTTAGGACAATGACAATGGAACAAGCAGAAAATGCCGTTGATTTCATTGAAAGAATAATAGAGTCTTGTCCAAATACTATTTATGTCCATTGTCGAGCTGGATATAGCCGTTCTAGGGCTGTGGCTGAGTTTATTTACCGCTACTGTGTAGAACATCACATCGAGGTAGAATATGCTGACAGAAACGATTATTCCACGTTTTTAAATCAAGGCGTATTAAGAAGACTAAACAATGCATATTGGAAGAAACATAAGGAAAATGGTTATGATGAAGAAGGGAAGGGATACCCAGAAGATTTATTAGACCATACTCCAAGACATGTTGAAGTTGATTAATGGAAAAAATTAAAATATGAATAAATATGACGGGATTATAGATGAAGTTCTATATTATAGTGAAAGAAGCGAAAATGGTAGGTGGATAATTCCAATTGAGGTTGATTGGGATTACACCCTTACCAAATGTTCGAATTGGCAACAAAATGAAATGGTTTTAAACCCAGAGGGATTTGAAGTCATGAGACGTTGGGTTAAAGACTACAACGTTGGATGGATATTAAATTCAATGCGGCATGACGAAATTTTAAAAGAACCATTAGAAACTCTTGAAAAAGAGGGGATAAAACTTTATGGTTTAAGAAAGAACCCAATGCAAGATAGAGACGGTAACTCTGTGAGCAAGGCTTTTGCCGTTTTTTCCATTGATGATAGAGGTATTGGAATCCCGCATAAATGGTTGGATGGGTGCAACAGACCATATGTTGATTGGGTTGAAGTCGATAAAATAATGTCACCGATATTGAAACATATCAGTGACACCTTAGACAAAATTAAACTATGAATGAAAAGTATGTATTAATTAAACCTTACGAATGCCAATATGGCACAATACCAAGTGGTAGTGAAATAATTTGTTTTAGAGGACAAGTCTGGGTTAATGGTGGTCCTATTCCACCTTCATATAACAGCATATTCTTAGATTTAATAAATAATGATGAATATGTTAGGAAAGTGAAAATTCAAAAAAATATGTTTTGAAAAAATAATTTTTTAATTTAATACTATTAATATTTATGAAGACAAAGTTTTATTCAATGTATGCTATCTGTGAAGATTCTAATGGAGTTAAGCATACGGTTACTGTAGTTGGTAAATTAGAGCAGACAAGAGAGCGGCAAATGGTTCAAGAGATTGTTCCAGTAGAGGTTAAGGAAGGGTCATTTGTGGATGGTGTGCTGACTTATCCATCAAATAAACTTCTTAGCAGAAAACTGACATTGGGTATGTCAATTTGTCACCCACATGACATATTTGATGAAAATGTTGGCATTGAGATTGCTAAAAAGAGGATTGAAAATGGAGAGTCCATTGGTTCTCTTGAGACATCTGATGTCACAATGCTAACAGAGGATGCAATTATGGGTGAAATATTGGTTAAGCTAGCGTATATAACATCCAATATAGAGGAATATCTTCCTTAAAGAATACAATTGCGTTAAAAATATATAAAAAGTTGGGATAACATTTGGTTATTCCAATTTTTTTACGTATCTTTGCATAGAATTTTAAGAGTGCCATTTAGTGCTAAATTTTGAAGTTTGATTTGTTATGAAAACAGCAAGAGATTTAAGATTAAGGGACAAAGTGTATTTTTATAATAATGATGGGAAATACATTTGTAGTAGAACTGTTAAAGAGTATGGCTTGATGGGAAACCCTAAAGATGTATTGTATTTCCATTTTGGGTTTGATAAAAATGGCAAAACCATCAATGCTCATCCAAAATTTACAGACACATATTCAAAAGTGGTTAGTTATCCCACAGTAAAAACGCATGATAATGAGATTATCTTTTTCTCAAAAGAAGCTGCAATTGAATTTTTTAAAAAATAAATAGTTTGGCACGATATTTGCTTAAATATGGGTGTAAAAGAAATGTATCTCTGTGATGGCGAAATAGTAGGTTCTAAATATTTGCTTACCGTCCATGAAGATGGGTTTTTGAGGTTAAAATGGTATTATGATGACATATCAAAAACACAAGTAAACCCAATCATGGTTAAGGTAGGAAATAAAATGATGGTTGAATATGGAGACCCTAATTTATTTCATATTAAAATAAGATTACCTTTTACAGATGAAAACGGCAAATTAGAGCCGAAATGGACTAAAATAAAATAATTAGAAATATAAAATAAGATTTATGGGAAAAGTTATTGGAATTGACCTCGGAACTTCAACATCATGTGTTAGTGTTTTTGAAGGAGGACAGCCTACTGTTATTGTGAACAGTGAGGGTAATCGTACAACCCCATCTGTTGTAGGTTTTGTAAATGGTGAACGTAAGGTTGGTGATGCAGCACGTAGACAAGCAATCACTAATCCAACTAATACCGTATACGCAATCAAGCGTTTTATGGGTATCACATTCGATAAGGCTTCAAAAGAGGCTGACCGTGTGACTTACAAGGTCGTTAACGATGGTGGTTATCCTCGTGTAGATATTGAGGGTCGTAAGTACACTCCACAAGAGATTTCTGCAACCATTCTTCAGAAAATGAAGAAGACCGCAGAGGATTATTTGGGTACAGAGGTAAAGGATGCTGTTATCACGGTTCCAGCTTATTTTGATGATAGTCAGCGTAAGGCAACCATCGAGGCTGGTGAGATTGCAGGACTTAATGTTCTTCGTATTATCAATGAGCCTACAGCAGCAGCACTCGCTTATGGTGTAGACAAGGCTAATAAGGACATGAATATCGTTGTCTACGATATTGGTGGTGGTACGTCAGACGTATCTATTCTTAACTTTGGCGGTGGAGTGTTTGAGGTGATTTCTACCAATGGCGATTCACATCTTGGAGGTGAGGACTTTGACCAAGTTATTATAGATTACCTCGTTGAACAGTTTAAGAATCAAGAGGGTGTTGATGTGTCTAGCGATGCAATGGCAATGCAGCGTTTGAAGGAAGCTGCTGAAAAGGCTAAGATTGAACTTTCTACTGCAACTTCAACAGACATCAATCTGCCTTATCTTGCTCCAGTGAATGGTGTTCCAAAGCACTTGAATCTGACGCTTACTCGTGCTAAGTTTGAGCAGTTGAGCGATAAGTTGTATACTAAGTTGGTTAACCTTTGTAAGGAAGCGTTGAGGCTTTCAAAACTTGAGACAAAGGATATTGATGAGGTAATCCTTGTAGGTGGTTCTACTCGTATTCCAAAGGTTGTAGAGGCTGCTAAAAGTGTATTTGGCAAAGACCCATCTAAGGCAGTAAACCCAGATGAGGCTGTGTCATTGGGTGCATCAATTCAAGGTGCAGTCCTTAACAAGGAAGATGGTGTTGGTGACATTGTTCTTCTTGATGTTACTCCACTTAACCTTGGTATTGAGACGCTTGGTGGCGTTATGACAACCCTTATTGAGGCTAATACTACAATTCCTTGCGATAAGGAGGAAGTATTCTCAACTGCTGCTGATAATCAGACTGAGGTTACGATTAACCTTCTTCAAGGTAATCGCCCAATGGCTAGTCAGAATAAGAGCATTGGTAGGTTTAATCTTACTGGTATACTTCCCGCAAAGCGTGGTATTCCTCAGATTGCTGTGAAGATTAGCATTAACGCTAATGGTGTTATTGAGGTCAGCGCAACCGATAAGGGTACTGGTAAAGCACAGTCTATCCGTGTGGAGGGTTCTAGCAGTCTTTCTAAGGAAGAGATTGAGCGCATGAAAGCAGAGGCAGAGGCTAATGCTGATGCAGACAAGAAAGAGCGTGAAATTGCAGATGCTGTAAACAAGGGTGACAATATTGTTTTCTCACAAGAGAAGATGATTGAGGAACAGAAGGATAATATCACCTCAGATGAGAAGACCAAACTTGAGGGTTTGGTTAGCGAAATGAAACAAGCTGTTAAGGATAAGAATGTTGAGAAAATCAACGAGATTGAAGGTACTATCAATAACGTTTGGAATGAGATTTCTCAGCGAATTTATGCAAACAATCAGAATCAGTCAACTGCACAGCAGCCATCTGATGAAGAGGTGGCAGAACAGCCTAATGACGTTCAAGATGCAGAATTTGAGGAAGTTAAAAGCTAACATGACTTGGCAAGGCTGAATTATAATTGCAAATCTGAGGGGCTTCCCAACAAGTCTCTCAGATTTTTTGCGTTTTTATTTGTCTTTTTAAAATAAAAATTATATCTTTGCAATAAATTTATAACTTAGATAAAGAATAACTATGTCTAGAAAGGATTATTATAAAATTCTTGGGGTTAATAAAGATGCTAGTCAAGAAGAGATACGCAAGGCTTATAAGAAGTTAGCCTTAAAGTATCATCCAGATAGAAATCCAGGAGATAAGAATGCCGAGGAGAAATTTAAAGAGGCTGCTGAAGCCTATGAAGTTCTTGGTAATAAAGAGAAGAAAGAAGAGTATGACAACCCACATTCTGAATTTGATTTCAGAACGAGTGGAGGACCAGATTTTGGCGGTATGGGAATGGAAGACATTCTTCGCCATTTTGGATTCGGAGGAATGGATTTTGACTTTGGCAGTCCTCGCAGAGAGCCTAGAAACGTTAAGGGTACTAACATCAGAATCACATTGAAGTTAACGTTAGAGGACGCATATAATGGCATAACTAAGAAGATAAAATATAAAAGGTTTGAACCTTGTGACCATTGTGGTGGAAGTGGAAAAACTGACAAAACCAAAGAGAAAATATGTAGAACGTGTGGTGGCACTGGATTTATATTTTCTCAAAATGGGTTTATGTCAATGCAGCAAACTTGCCCTACTTGTGGCGGTGTCGGTAAACAAATAGAAAATCCTTGTCCGCATTGTCAAGGACATGGTATTGTTCAGAAAGTAACTGAAACTGAAATAAAATTAGGTAAAGGTCTACTTGATGGTATGAGCGTGATAATTGGTGGAAAAGGAAATTTCCCACCTCACGGTAAGGGAACTGTTGGTGATTTAATCGTTCAAATACAGATAGTAGATTATGGAAAATATGAAGTTGATGGTAATAACTTGTATTTCCCAATTGAATTGAATGTTATTGATGCTATTCTTGGGTGTGATATTAATGTAAAAGCCGTTGATGGTAGGGAACTGACAGCGAAAATACCTAATGGAACTAGTGATGGGCATAAACTCAGGTTTAGGGGTTATGGTATTCCTAAGTATGGTACTAATTCATGCGGAGACATGATAGGCATCGTTAAAATCAAGATACCTAGTAAAGTTAATGACGAAGAGAAAAAAATTCTTCAAAACCTTAAAGAACACGAAAATTTTAAATAAATTCAAGATATGGAAAATAAAGAGCGTAATTATGAACGTTATCTTAAGCAAGGAAACAATTATGAACCAATAGGAGAAACAAAAGACATTTTGCCTAGTGGCTTCTACAGACCAGTTTATGATAGTTATCATGGCAGAGTATATCTAACTAGTAAAGAGGTTATTATGCCTAGACTTTATGTATTGCCAAATGATATACAAAATGCTATTTTGGATGATATTCAAATGTTCTGGCAATCAGAAGAAAGGTATAGGAAATTTGGTAATGTTTACAAAAGAAATATACTGTTGTATAGTTTACCAGGAAATGGTAAAACATCATTAATTAACATTATCGCTAATAAACTTATTACTGACTATGATGGTATTGTAATCTTCATTGATAGTGTTGAGGATTTGTCATCATATAGGGTAGTAATGGAGAGATTTAGAAGCGTAGAACCTAATAGGAAAGTTGTTACAATTATAGAGGATTTTGAGCGTCTTGCGAAGGATGACAGATTGACCGCAATGTTGCTTCAAACTCTTGATGGTAATGGACAATTCGATAACGTGGTTACTATCGCAACGACTAATTATCCAGAGATTCTAGAAAAACGGTTTACGTGTAGACCTAGCCGTTTCAATATGGTTATCGAGTACAAAAAACCAAACGCTGAAATAAGGAAATCGTATATAGAAATGAAACTATCTGACAGTGGAATTGATATTAACGAAGAATCTGTAAAGGCTGACATAGAGAGATATGTTTCAAAAACTGAAGGGTATACATTTGATTTTTTGAAAGAAGTTATTCAAGGTATATACGTAGATGGTATCAGCGAAGTCGGAGTGTTTGATAGACTTGAAGACCTTATCAAAAAAAACGGTAAAATTAGGGTTAGTGAGGACGAGGCTAAACGTGTTGGTTTCTCTACAGAAGACTCAGAGAATTATACTGTAGGCGGTAATGTTCAGAAAGAAGCTGAAGCTAGCATGGATGAACCATGTTATAATCCAGATGTTGTAGAAGCCACTGAGCCATTAAACAAACGAATTAAAGTGATAAAAGGGTTTGGGTAATGGTTAAAATCATTAAAGATGTTGATATATATGACCATTTCAACGAATATGACGTAATATTAATTGGTACTAATCTTTATTGTACTATGTCTCAAGGCGTTCAATTGAAAGTAATGCTGAATTATCCATATGTTTTCAATAAAAACTTAGAGACGAAATATGGAGATAAGGATAAACTAGGAACTATTATAGAATGTACATCTGATAATGAGCCTACTTTTTGTTTATGCTTTATAACAGAAGGATATAACTTTAGACCAGATAAACAAAAGGATTACCTTTCATATGAAGCATTAGAAAATGTTCTGAAACTAGTCAACATAAGATATAAGGGGAAAAATATTGCTTGCCCTTTACTTGGCTCTAGTAGGTTTGACGGAAACGGAGATAAAGATAAAATACTAGATATATTTAACAATTGTCTCAAAGATGTTAAATGTACCGTTTTTGACTATTTCCAGAAGTCTAGAGACGAAGAAACTTTAGAGGTGATGAGAAAAGAATTGGAAATGAGAGACAAAGACAAAGAAGAATATAGTAGGATGGTTAAGGAACGTAAGAGAAAAGCAGAAGAAAGATTTAGGAAAAATGGACATAGAAGATACTAATTGATAGAATAAAGAATTTAAAAATATGATATTACATTTGAATCTAACTGAAGACCACTTAAAACTAGTGAGGTTTTTAAATGTGGAAGACAAAGACGATGATTTTCTTAAAATCAATAAGAAAGTCATGTTAACAATGCAAACACATATCTTGGATGATATTGCAATGATTCTTGGCTTGAGGGATAAAGCCATTAAGGGAACGGAGGAAGACGCTGATGGCGCAGCATATCCAGATGATGTGGAAAAATATATGCTTGACACATATCACTATGTATCAGACAATCTGTATTTGATAGAAACTTTATTGCACCAACATGTGTTTGATGGGGTAAAACCCACTCATTATCGTGCGAAGGATTCTGATTTAGTATGGGAAGAAGTGAAAGATGAATAAATTAGGAAAATTTAACAAAAAAAATTTTGCCAAGTCGAAGAAAATTCGTACATTTGCATCCGATGACGATGAGCCAACAGCATTGGCAGTCGATAGTGGGAAACCTATTCCGACACTAACTGGGGAATCGGCACGTATATTTCTTGAACGTGCTGAAAAAGTGGAGGAAGAGGCTAAAAGGCGTATGAATGAGTCTCCTACTTTGGAGTACCTAAAGCGTGAACTCACGTTTCAGAAGTTTTTTCTTGAGACAGAAGAAAAACAAATTCAAGAACGAAAAGACAAAATTAAAAAAATAGAAGACAAAATAAAAGAATTAGAACAAAATTCAAATGGCAAAAGCTAAGAAAAACGATTTTTCTTCAAAGTTTCGTGTGAATGACGAAATCAGAGTTATTGGCAATGTAAGAATTGTTGGAGAAGGTATTAAGAGTGAGGTAGTTCCAATATCTAAAGCTCGTAAAATCGCTGAAGATATGGAACTTGACCTTGTTGAGTTGCAAGGCAAGTCGGATGTTCCAATTGTTAGGGTTTGCAGTTATGAGAAAATGATTTATGAGTTGAAAAAGGCCGCTAAGAAGAATAAGCAGCCGAAGCCTTTGAAGGAGATACAACTCAGTGTAAATATTGCAAAACACGATTTGGAAACTAAAGTCAACAATGCTAAAAAATTCATTGAAGACGGAAGTAGGGTTAGAGTTACCCTTTCAATGAAAGGAAGAGAACTTGCTAGAAGAGAGGACAATAAAAAATCAATTCTAGAGTTCATAGTTATGATGGATGAAGTTGCAACTCCTGAGTCAGCGCCAAAAGATGAGGGAAATAAAACAACTGTAATCTTGAAAAAAAAGGCGTAAATTGTTAAATAATAAAACACTAAAATAAATGGGATTTGTTATAAATCTAAAAGCAGAAACAGGTCTTGTAGACCGCTCAGAAAACACTACAAGGTATTACAAAGACATAAAAGATTATAAAGCTTTCACGAAAGAAGAGGAAATTGAATGGTTTACTAAATTAAAAGAAGCAAGGGAGAAAAAGTTAAGACTAGAGAAGTCTAGTAATAAACAAGAATATTTTAAAGCTTGTCGTGACTATGATTCCATTAAAAATCACATCATTTTGTGTAACCAAAGGTTAGTAATTGCAGCAGCTAAGAATTACTCTACCACTGATACGCTTACAGATTATATCAACGAAGTTAATTTTGGGCTTATTGAAGCAATTGATAAGTATGATGTAACTAAAGGGGTTAAGTTTGCAAGTTATGCAATGTGGTACATTATCCGTGCCATTAATGTCTATAGATATGGTGATGCTGAGTTGGTTAAAAAAAGCAATCTGTATAAAACATTTCACGTTATCTCTAAAGCAAAAAACAAGTTTATGCAAAAGTTTGAGCGTGAACCCACTACTGATGAGTTGCTAGAAATCGTCAATAACGTATATGGAAAAGATATTAGGGATAAAAATGATTTGCTAGACATAAATTATTCAAGCATTGATACGGATTCATCTGATGATGAAGATAATTACACTGGTGGTGATGTAGTAGCATATAATAAAAAAAGTGCTGCAATTAATGGTTGCGAAAATGTTATTTCTAACGATTTCAATTCAGCTTTAATTTCGTCACTATTGGATGTTTTGCCACCAAGGGAAAAACAAATTATACAGATGAGGTTTGGTTTGTATGATGATAATGGGCTTAGACGTGAGTATGAACTCAATGAGATTGGGGATGTTATAGGTCTTACGTCTGAAAGAGTTAGACAATTAGAGCTAAAAGCAATGAAAACTCTTAAAGAAGAATACCAAAATAGAATTAAAGATTTTTAAAAAAATAAAGAGAAGCGCATTTAACCATTAATTAAAAAATGATACAAGTAAGCAAACCAAGGTGGAAGAATAAAGAATGGACATTTAACATAATTCCATACTTTTCGATAACAAAAATATCCAATTTAGTGCTTGCAATTAATGTTGGATGGCTATTTTGGGGGATAACAATTAGTAATGATTTTTAAAAAAATAAAGGGAAGTGTTTATTCACCTCCCTTTTTATTTAACAGCAATTTGCCCTCTTGAAATCATTTTCTCTAATTTGGATGCGACATCTTTTGTCATTGGGCGTTCTCCAGTAAGAATTTTACGAAGTTGAGATTGAGCACCCTCTTCTGTATGGTCTGGAAATACACTTCTTGCCACAGCAGCAATATCGGTGTTTTCCATGTCTACTGTATTTTTAATGCTATCTGAATCACCTTTACTAATTTTTCTATGTTTTCTTTCGTAGTCGTTATAGTCGTAATACATTTTACCACCGTTTTTTGTTCTACGAAGTTTCTTTGTTCCTTTTTTCTCTTTTTCAGCTTTCTTTTTTAACTGACGTTCTTTTCTCAAATCCTCACTAGATAGGTTTGATTTTCCTTTATATGCTTTTAGCAAGTTTTTAATGTCATCAAGTACACTTTCTGAAAGTATCTCTCTGTTAACGCACTCACTAATTGTTTTTTGGATAATATTATCTATTCTATTCATATTAATTTTATTTATAACGTTATATACCATAAATATCATTTTATTGCAAAAAAAGTGTTAAAACATTTGGTTATTCCAATTTTTTTTCATATCTTTGCATTACGATTTGAAAACAACAAAAATAAGCATATGAATACAAAGACAGCAACAAAGACAAACGCATTTATTAATGCAGCAAACTTTAGGTCTACAACTTTGACAGAGAATGGTGCAGTAACAAATGTTACGACTGGCAGCGCAATTGTTGACCAGTTTGGTAAGGCTGGTAATTTCAGAGGCCGTCCAATTGAGGAGGTCTTTGCTGACCAATCTCGTATTTGGGAGGAGAATGCAGAGGCTGCTTTGCGTTTTCCATTTTACCTCCGTATGGTAACACGTAAGGTCAAGGTGAACGCTGACAATGAAACCGATAAGGTTCAGAATGGACAAGGTGCTCGTGATGAGTCGTTCAAGCGTTTGCTTTGGATTGCAAAAGAGAAGCCAGAGGCTTTCTATAACAACATTTGGGCATTGCCACTTGTCGGTTCATGGAAGGACATGTGGACTCTTATGTTCTATGACATCAAAGAGGATTTGAATGTCATCAATCAAAAGGCAATGTTCGAGATTATCGCACAAGGTTTGCTTTGCGACACTCACGTTGACCTTGTTAAGAAGTATATGCCTCGTATTGAGAGCCGTAGCAAGTGTACGACTGATTGGAACAAGATAACGAATGACCTTGCAAAGGCATTTGCATCTTTCATGGGTATTTCTTACAAGGAGTACAACAAGACAAAGAGTAGTGGTAATGCGCATACATTCCAAAAGCTCATTTGTTCTCGTAACTATGATGCTTTGAATTGGAATCATATTCCAGGTCGTGCCCTTAACCTTCTTGTGACTAGCAAGTTCCTTTCTAATCACAATTTGAGAGACACTTATACAAAGTGGATTATGCAGCAGCCAGTTGCTAAGTTCACTGGTTACGTTTTCGAGCTTGCACGTAAGCTTCGTGAGGCTCGTGGCAGCAGAGGCTATTACAGCGCACCAAAGACCATACCAGTTGAGGTAAAGCATACTCTTGACGCACAGTTTAAGGGTCTTGTTGATAAGGCTCGTGCTGATGGCAAGATTACTGAGAACGTATGGTGCTGTTTGGATACTAGCGGTTCAATGAATAAACGAGTGGATGGTCTTAATGACATCACTTGCGAGGATATTGCAAGTTCGCTTGCTTTGTTTTTCTCTGACTTGAACACTGGTCCTTTCCACAATAAGGTCATTATGTTCGATAATGTTTCTACTCCATACGATATGGTTGGTGATTCATTCTGTGACCGCATCATGAACTTACCTAGTGTAGGTTGTGGTGGCACAAACTTCCAATCAGCAGTTGATGTGATTATCGACATTAGGAAGAAGCATCCAGAAATCCCTCTTGAGCAGTATCCTACAACTATCTTGGTTGTGAGCGATATGCAGTTCAATCCAGTTAATTATGGTTGGAGCTCAAAACGTTCAGAGCCAACTAACTATGAGTATTCTGTGAAGTCGTTGAAGACTGTATTCCCTGAAGAGTTCGTGGACAACATGAAGTTCATTTGGTGGGATTGCGCTTCTAGACATGGTAACACCCATTATGAGGGTAAAAGTATCGAGCCTGGGTGTACTTTCCTTAGTGGTTTTGACCCTTCAATCATTACTATGTTGATGGGAGAGACTAAAGTTGTTGACGAGAAAACTGGTGAGGTACGACAAATGACTGCGGAAGAGTTGGTTGCGAAGGCTCTTAACCAAGAGATTCTTACATATGTTAATCTCTAAGAATAACATATAATCTTAAATGAGCATCAATGTGAATTGGTGCTCATTTTTTGTTAAAACGTGTTAATATATTTTGTTAAGTGGCATATTTTTCATATATTTGCAAAAACGAAATAATATTTGTATAAACTATGTTCTTTTTTTTCAAGAAAAGTAAATCAAGTAGGAAAAGGAAAAGAGGGAAAACAACAACCCCTTCTAAAAAATATGGAATTAGCAGCACACAAATGGCTGCAATTTCTGAAACCATTATGAGGAAAAAAAGATTAATGGTTTATGTAGAGTCTTTCTGATGAAACGGTGTTGAATGTTTAAATTTTAAATTAATAATATAAAATGAATCCATTAATCAAAGAACTTGAAAAGAGGGGGCTGATTGCTAGTACTTCTGGAAACCTAGAAGAATTACTCAAAACTCCTACAACTTTTTATGTTGGTACTGACCCAACGGCAGATAGTCTTCATTTAGGGCATTTGCTTGCGTTTACAACAGCCAAACTTTTGCAGAAGTATGGGCATAAGCCTATTGTTCTTCTTGGTGGCGCAACTGCGTTTATTGGAGACCCATCTTTTAAGTCAGAGGAAAGAAAACTTTTGAGCGCAGAGACAGTTGCCCATAACATTAAAGGCATACATGCACAAGTTAGCAAGCTCCTCGATTTCAACTCAAACGAGGAAAATGGTGCAATTATGGTTAACAACTATGATTGGATGAAAGATTTCTCTTTCATTGATTTCGCTCGTGAGGTAGGAAAATGTATTAGTGTAAACTATATGATGGCAAAGGAGTCTGTTAAAAAGCGTCTTGAACGTGATGGAAACGGAATGTCATTCACAGAGTTTACATATCAGCTTATACAAGGTTATGATTTTGTAGAGTTGTATAAGAAATACAACTGCAAATTGCAAATTGGTGGTAGTGACCAATATGGCAATGGCACAACAGGTATCGAACTTATTCGCAGAATGGTCGGTGGACAAGATGCGTGTGTGCTGACTTGGCCGTTGGTGACAAAGGCTGATGGCACTAAATTCGGTAAGTCAGAAAAGGGTAACATTTGGCTTGATGGTGAGAAGACAAGTCCATATGAGTTTTATCAGTTCTGGCTTAATCAGTCTGATGAAGATTCTGAACGATTCATTAAGTTGTTCACAATGATTTCTCTCGAAGAGATTGACGAACTTATTGAAAAACACAGAGAGAGCCCAAGCAAACGTCTTTTGCAGAAAACATTAGCCGAATACATGACAGAAATGATTCATGGAAAGGATGCCCTTAATGGCGTTGAGCAAGCAACTGAATTCTTATTTGGTGGTGCTGATGTTAACGATATTGACGATAATGCTTGGAAATTCATAAAATCAGAAGTGCCAACGGTTGAAGTATCCAAAGATACGTTTGGTGATGGTATAAGTGTCATTGACCTTGCCAATATGCATGAGAAAGTTCCTTCCAAGTCAGAGGCTCGTAAACTTATTAAGGGAAATGGCTTTTCAATTAATAAGATTAAAGCGAATGCCGAAAAGGAAGTTGTTTCTAGTAAATACCTTATCAATGGTAAATATCTGCTATTAACAAAAGGTAAAAAAGACCACTGTCTTGTAGTTGTAGGGTAATATTAAATAGTGTTAAAAAATTGAGGTAGTATTTGGCTATCTCAATTTTTTTTCGTATATTTGCAAAAAAATATATGAAATACTTAACAGACGATTGGCTCAGAGAGTGGGTTAGAATACATTGTAAGACTAAAGAGGAATTAGAAAAAGAAAAAATTGCTCTTGAAAAAGAGACAGCCAACATTTTTCTAAACAAAATAGATGACGTAGAGATTACTACAGAACCAATAATTTTTGATTCTAAAGAATTCTCTACAGATAGGGCATTTGCTGCCGCAATGCTTATCGCTGGGAAACATTATGCTGATACCGATGACATTATTGTGAGATATGCGAAGCCAGAGAATAAAGAAACACACGAGGTGTCTATTCAGTTTCATATTCTTAAGAGTAAGGCTAAAATATTTCAGAATCATGTAAGAGAAAACAATGTCTCATTTGAATTTGTATTATCTTCAAGCAATGAAATAAAGTCTTGCGTGAAATTACTGAATTCATTAGGGGTAAAAGGCGAAAACGGAGAGCCATTGTCATCAAAAGAAACTGATTATGCAAAGGATATGAAAGATTCCTTTAAGAATGGCGAGAACAAGGTATATGTGTTCGTGGAATACGACAAAGATAATGATACCGCACTATTGGGGTGGAACTTAGTAAATACAGACTATGTTGCACCTAATTATAATGAGCTGAAAGCAAATATTGATTCTATTATTAAATCGTAGATATTATGGAATTGTTTATAGCGTTAATCGTCATAGTATTAGTCTACGCACTAAAACAATCATATGATGAATTTCAAACAGATGAAGATAAAATAAAACAGTCTGTTAATTTGGATTACAATTACTTAGTAAATCAATGTGTAAGAGACCATATTGTTTTGAATTGGCTGACTACACTAGAATCTAGGTTTAAGAAGTTTATTGAAAGCGATGAATATGCTACAACTGTACCATATGATAAGTTTATGCTTAATATTCCTCATAAAACTCATTCATATATTGCTATTAGAGCATTTATTACCGTAGATAAAAAACGCAATCTTAAATTAACTATCAGTTTTGGGTCGTCTGGGTATGATGAAGGTAGAAGTGATAAATATCTAAAATATTGTGTTGGTATTAACAGTGATGGTAGTGACAACGGTTTGTCTAGTTTTATCGAAAAATGCAGCAAAACTGTGATGGCGTATGATTTGGAAAAAAAGAAAAAAGAAACAGTAGAAAAATTAATAAACGAATAACATATGAAAATTAGTTGTTACAGAGCAGAGCCATTGGATTACAAGAACGTGTATAATCTTCTTGTTGATGGCATTAAGTCTTATTGTGAGAAGAATAATATCAAGACGCTTGTTCTTGGCATCAGTGGTGGAATCGATTCGACAGTCGTTGCCGCTTTGTGCAAGTCATCGAACATTCCTTTGATTGGGATTAGTATGCCTTGCTCAACAAATGGGTCAGATGAAATCAGTTCAGCAACCTTAACTGGAAATGAATTCTGTACAAAGTTTAAGGAGGTTAATCTCCAGTCAACGTTTGAAGCAGTTGAAAGTTTTTGCAAGGATTCTAGTGATTTGGATAGTACTCCAATTTCGCAAGGTAACATTAAGGCACGTTTGCGTATGGTCACGCTATACGATATAGCATCAAAGGTTGGCGGTATTGTCGTTGACACGGATAACCTTACAGAACATTTCCTTGGATTCTGGACCATTCATGGCGATGATGGTGATTTCAATCCCATTGGATGTTTATGGAAGCATGAGGTATATGGTCTTGCAAAGTGGATGAAGGAGAACATCTATAAGGAATCTAAAGCACTTGATGCAGCAATTGAGATTATCCCTACGGATGGAAACGGAGTAAAAGCTGGTGGAGATTTGGCACAGATTGCTCCTGGAAAGACATATGACGATGTTGACGAAATCCTTCATGCATGGGTTGGACTTGATGACCGTATTAAGTCTTCTGTGATTGCAGAATATTTTAATCATGGCGTATTTAAGGCACTTTGCGAAAAGCATGGTAAGGATACCGTAGAAGCAGTTATAATGCGTTCTGTGCGCTCAGAGTTTAAACGCAAGCAGCGTCCTTTCGTCATTGACGTATACAACGGTAATATTCTTGAGAAAAATGGTTCGTTAATGGGTATTTGACATACTCTTACGTTTAAATAAAGTTAAAAATCTGAGATTGTTTTGGCTGTCTCAGATTTTTTTCGTACCTTTGCAGCAGAAACAATAAATCTATGATTAAGTTTATACAGAAGTTAATAAAACGCCAAAAGATGCGTAAAGAAGCTAGAGAAGCTGCTTATGGGGCACTCTGCGAGGAACAGAAGGACGATTTATTCTCATGGGAAAGGGAATTCTTACGTGAGAAAAGTAGGCAAACAAGGCAAGCATGGATTATGGAAGCTCTCAATGGAGACCCCATAAAACAAAAGTGGCTTGCATCTTGTATTGAATGTGGAGTAATAAAATTATAAATATTAAATATGGCAAAAAGTAGATTTTTAATCAAATTTATCGATAAAGATGGCGTAACTAGCTATTTTAAAAATTGGTCAACAGAACGGAAAATGTGTGATGGAGTCCTCATGAGTTATGTGGAATATCAACTCACAACTAACATTAACGAAGCATGGGAATATTTCGATGAAGGTGGTGCTAGTGTAAGGCTAGCAGAAATAAAAGCTAATCGTCCAGCTTGGGTTGACGAATTTGAATCTGTTAGTGTGTATCGTAAAATGGGTAATAAAGAGTTTATTACGGTGAACACAAGACCATTTGCTACGGTATTAGCACTTATTAAAGGTTATAAACTTTCAACATCTGATGAACGTAAGGACAAAATTCTGAAAAAGATATTTGAGGACGAAAAGTTGTATAATGCTTGTGAATACGCATTAAATGAGTTGAAAAAGTTAAAATAGTTTCTTCCAATGAGACAGAAAGATAAAATTGAAAAGTATATAGACAAGATTAATATATAATATGATTGAGATAAAAGGACAATATTGTAAGGACGTAAAGGTTTTTACAGATAACGTTGAGGAATCAGCATTATCAACTATATATCGCATTGCAGATTGTATTGCATTTAAGGATAGAAAAATAAGGATAATGCCAGATTGCCATGATGGTAAAGGTATTGTCATTGGTTTTTCTTGCCCAATTAATCTTGAAAAAGACCATGTTAATCCAGAGCACGTAGGCTGTGATATTGGTTGCACGATTTCAGCAGTTTTCTTTGATAGGGAATTGTCGGCAGAAGATATGAAAGAGTTTGAGCATAAAATCAGAAAGGTAATACCTTTTGGTTTTGATATTAATGATAAAAAGAAAGCTGATATTAAAACCATTATTAAACGTTTCAACTCTGTACTTAACCGTATGTGTTCGTGTTATCCGCAACTTGCACCATATCGAGTAGAATTTTCCAACGAGAGAGATTTGGAAAACTGGTGCGGAAAGTTCAATATGGATTATGGAACGTTTCTCAAGTCTATTGGCTCAGTTGGTGGAGGTAATCATTTCCTTGAATATGATGTTAACGATGAATTAGGCAAATATTGCGTATGTGTTCATTGTGGCTCTCGTAACCTAGGGTTGAAGGTGTTTAACTATTGGAATAAAATTGCCAAGAGTATGACCATTACCAAAGAGGAAATGAAAGCACTTACTGATTCGGTGAAACTCAAAAACACTGATAAAAGGAATTTGAGCACTGAGTTAAAGGCTGCAAAAGAAGAGTACCTTTCAAAGAAGATTCCTGGATACCTTAGTGGGGAAAATCTTATGGGCTATTTAGTAGATGTGTTACTTGCCCAAGAATATGCTCGTTTGAACCATGATGTTATCATTGAGCAAGTTGTTGAGATATACAGAAAAATGGCGAAGGGAGTTAATGTGATTGATACGATACACACAACACACAACTACATCGACTATGACCTTAAGGCATTGACGGGTAAGCCAAATATGATGATTCGTAAAGGCGCTATTCGTGCTTACGAGGGCGAAAGAGTTATCATACCGTTTAATATGATGGATGGTATATCAATTTGTGAGGGTAAGTCAAACGAGGATTGGAACTATACAGCCCCACATGGCTGTGGTAGATGCCTCAGTCGCAGTAAAGCAAAAGAACAGCTTAATATTGAAGATTTTAAGGCTACTATGGAGGCAGCAGGAGTATACACTACTACAGCAGACGCTTCAACATTAGATGAATCCCCAGCAGCGTATAAACCTTATGAGGAAATAATCAAACTGATAGAACCTACAGTCAGTGTTCTGTATATGATGAAACCTCGCATGAACATAAAAGCTTCAGATACCAAAAAGATAAATGAGTGAGGATTTTTAATTCTCTCTCATTTTTTTTTAGAAAAATTTGGAAATTAAAAAAAAATAACATATCTTTGCACTACGAAACATATGAGATATGAGTTTAGAGGATATAAAAACAGTTTTTAACAACAATACTTTATCTTATAATAAAATAAGTGCAGTAGATTTAGCCAATATAGCAAAATTTGTTGAGGTTAAACTGCAAATGGACAAATCAACTTTGGATTATTATTACGAAATCAACGTGAGTGATTTAGCCAAGTCTAAAATAACTAGTGGAGAACTAGAAACGATGCAAAAACAAGGTTGGTCACTTAGTGATGATTCTAAAAATCTAATAATTTTTCTAACAAATTAATATTTTAAGAAATGACGTACATCGAGGTAAATGGAAGATTAGGGGCTGATGCCGAACTAAAGACTTCCACCAAAGGAAACCAATTTGTTTCTTTAAGAGTCGCAACCAATGACTACATTGGTGGAGAAAACATAACCACTTGGGTAAACGTACTTTGGAGTGGAGACCGTGCCGTTAAAATGGCTGAACATTTTAAGAAAGGTAGTTCAGTTGTGGTAAGGGGAGTGCCTAAATTCTCTACTTATACCACAAAAAATGGTGAAAATGCCGTATCTGTTGATGTCTTTGCCGACAGAGTAGATTTTGGCAATAATGGTAACAGCGGTGGGACTCAAACAAATGATGCTGTAACTGAGACTGGCAAGTTAACGCCAAAACCTACAGCGAAAGCAGCAGCTCCAGCAGTAACTCAAGAGGTTGTGGAAAGTAATGGCGATGATGATTTGCCATTCTAAACAAATTACCGCTCATTAATTTGGGCGGTTTTTGTTTTTTTTTTTAAGTAGCTGATATTTCCAAAACGTTGCCCATTTTTTAAAAATATGAGTTGTAGTAAAAAAAATACGATAAAATAGGTGCTTAGATTAACATTCTTTAATATAGAAATTTTTGGAATTAGAGAAAAAATATATATCTTTGCACAAAAGTTTTGAATAATAACTAATTAAAAGAATAAAATGGCAAAAAAGGTAAATGAAGAGACATTAGTCGACGTAGAAGTAAAGGAAGTTAAACCAAAGCGTAAAGCTACTGTTAAGCGAAATGCAAAAGAGAAAAAGGCAGAGGTAGAGGCAATCACCCAAGAAGTAGAAAACGAACTTAACGGTGAAAGCGAAACACCTAATGTGCCAAGAACAAGGTTGTCTGATGATGGGGAGATAGATTTGACAACAATTTCAAGCCAGAAAAAAGCATATTACAACGAGATTGCAAAGGTTCTTGACGAAAAAGACTTGACTAGCATTGCTAGTTATGGTTCTGACCTTCAGAGAGCAATGGATACATATTCTAGTGACTTTTTGAAACAGACTTTCGACTCAAAAAACAGCATCGAATCAGCAGAACTCATTTCAAATCTTCTTGGCGAGTTGCATGAAGTTAATATTGATGACCTTGAAGCACCTAGTGCTGTTAAAAGGTTTTTGAGGAAGATTCCAGGACTCCGTAAACTTGTTGTTAGCGTAGAACAAATTAAAGCAAAATATGATACCATTGAAAAAAATATTGATGGTATTGTGAAGAAATTGGAAACTGCTCGTCAGATTTCGATTCGTGATAACAATCTCTTGCAGAAACAATTTGAGAATAATGTCGACTATGTAGAGCAACTTGGAGAGCTTATCATCGCTGGTAAGATAAAGTCTCAAGAACTTGACAAACTCATTGATGATATGAAGACTAATTCTGAAGAGTATGATGACTATCAGATTAGCGATGTGGAAGAGTATAAGAATTCTCTTGATAAACGTCTCACAGACCTTACAATGCTTCGTTATGCATTCAAGCAGTCATTGACACAGATTCGTATTATCCAGCGTACAAATATCATGAACGCTAATAATACTGAGCAACAGATTGCTATGACAATTCCTCTTTGGAAGAATCAGCTTTCATTGGCTGTTGCCTTGTATGACCAGAAACAGACGCTTGAGATAAGTAGTAAGGTTTCTGAAACAACAAACGAGATATTCAAGAAAAACGCTGAAATGATGAAGACGCAAGCCATTGAGGTTGCTAAACAGAATCAGCGTACAGTAATCGACATTGAGACTCTTCGTAAAACAACAGCAGACCTTCTTGCTACCGTTGAGGGTGTACAGAAAGCACAGCAAGAGGGTGCTCAGAAACGTGCTGCTGCTGAGGCAGAGTTGTTTAAACTCGAAAAACAGATGTCTCAGACTGCAATTGGTGTTGCCACTTCAACCCAGAGGGTTATTGCAAAAGAATTGAAAGGAAAAGATAGACTTCTTGAAGAATAATGGGAAAAGTGACTCCACCACGTATTGAAAGGCCTAAAAATATCCTAATTAATTTTTCAAAAAAATTGGAATATTTAAGTCCTATGGATGATATGAAATATGTTATGGATTGGCTAACAGTTGAAAACACTATAGAGGATACAAATAGTAAAGAAAAAGTAGAGAAATTATATACTCAGCCTAAAAATCTATTTGAAGCTGTTGATTTCACTAACTTAGGTGTTATTGACGAATCAGAGAAATTTTCCCCTAAATTTATTGAAGGGGAAAATTATTCTTTGAAAGGGGTTTCTTGTGATGGATTTGAAATGGAGGAGAAAGTCTATAAGTTAGTAAAAGTCGTAGACGATTTTTACGGGACTAGCATTAATTCTGTGATTGTTAAACAAATTTCTGGAGAACAAGGGATTGTTTTTACCCTCTCTAAAAATGATTGTGATTATCATGGAATCGAGTATGAGAAGGGGCTACAATTATTCCCAAAAAATCTTCCTTGGACTAGGGTGAAAGAAAAAATCCCGTTTGATAAAAATAATCTTTCCACAACACCAGTTAGTGATATTGATAACACAATTAGATTTATATTACTTAGACTAGATGGGTTTAAAGATTATTTAGATGGGTATGTTTTAACACCTAGTGGGCATCTTATTACAGAGAAACATTTTATCGACACAATTAGAGTTACAAGTAAAGAGCCTATTGTATTTGGAAACGGATTCGTAATCAATGATAATACAAATCTTGATATTGAATTAGTATATCCCAAAAATTTATTGTTCAATCATGCTAATTTTATCTCTTCTGAAGATACTATTTTTGTTATGATTAGACTCAAAATGGAATATGGAAACGCACAACATGGCTATTATGATTCAATTGATAGGTGTTTTGGTGTAGAACCTAAATATCTAGAAGGTATTAACCCAACAGAATTTTTTGAAATTAGTTGGGATGAACTAGGAGCATACACCGTTGAGGAATATGAGGCTTTAAAAGCAGAAAAGGCTAGAAAAAAGGCTGAGAAAGCACGTAAAATTGAAGAAGAGCGTAAACGTAAGATAGCCGAAGAAGAAAAACGCATAAAGGAACAGCGCAGACGTGCAGAGGCAGCAGTGGACAGAATGAGAGGGTATCATATGAAATTACCTTCCTTTCCACCCATTCCCAATTTGAATTTCAATGGAAGTGTTGGGTCTATTGATATGATTGTCAATACATTAGACACCTATTTTGATTCATTGGATAAGTCATTAACTATAATCAGTGAAGATTTAAGCACAATGTCTAAACTTAGCGGTTTAGGTGATATACGTAGAATTGTTTCCAATAAAGCGTATAGAAAAAGTGTGGACGAGAACTTTAAAAAATTATTGAATAATTTATGAAAAAGATTGTAAATGAACCGAGAGAAATAGATGGAATGAGGGTTGTTCAAGACTCATGGGAAATAGCAGAAGCCTTGAAAAATGGCGAAACTGTTTTACATTGGGAAGCTGGAACATCTATGCAGCCATTGATAAACCACATGGAGTACTGCAAAATAACGCCTTGTGTTCCAATAGATGTGAAAAGGGGTGATGCGGTATTCTGTATTTTGGATGATGGTATGGGTCATGAGTACCCAATGGTACATCAAGTATGGGAAATCTCTGATGCTAGTCACACAAACGAATTGTGGTTTAAGATTGGTAGCACAATGTCTACTATTTTTGGATGGACTAAAAAAGTTTATGGCATTGCAAAGGGAACAAATATCTACCAAGAAATAACCCCAGAAATTAGGGCATCTTGGGAAGAGTATGAAGCATCTAAACACGAAAGAGAATAATTTTTTTATTTTCTCTTGAAACTTTTTAAAAAACATTTATATTTATAATAAACGACAAATTTTAATAATAATATGATTACATTTAATCTGCATATAGAACAGCCTTATGAACTTGGGTATGAATATCCAAGACTAGGAGGCGTGTGCGTAGGTTAAGTGTAGATTCGTATCATATAATTATTATATATACCTTATTTAGCAAATAATGTTTATTATATATAATATTGGGTGAACAATCTACGGAATGTTCACCCTTAAAACGTTTAAATATGTTAAAAGTTAGCGAAAAATTTGGTTATTCCAATTTTTTTTCATATCTTTGCATTGTTGAAGGGGTGGCACACTGATGGTTCAATACCAATGCGAACAGTGTTTGAAACAGTAACATTATAAATTCAGATGTGTTGCAGGTCGTTCAAATGTTAGGACATGAGTGGATTTACTACTCCAAGAATGTAGGTACAAACTACCCACCCTTCAGAAATGGCGCATTCGTCTAGTGGTAGGACACCACACTTTCGATGTGAGAACAGGGGTTCGATTCCCCTATGCGCTACAAGTGGGAACACACAGCAAGTAATAATTTAAAAAAATTAGTTACTAAATTTGGGTTTTAGAAAAAACGATTTTTATTTGTTCCCTTTGCACATACAAAAGTCTTGGCGGTGTAGCACGTGATACTTAATAAGACTTCGGTTGACCGTCATAGTCCATGAGACATGCTCTCGTAGTTCGTAGTGGATATTTATATGGCCCTATCCTCTAACAGGTTAGGAGACTTGCCTCTCAAGCAGGCAATGGGAGTTCGAGCCTCCCTAGGGCTACAAAAGGTTAATCATTCGAGGATGATAGTTAGGTTTCGAGACGCATGGTGTACAACATGGCTCACTTGGAAACTAATAGTGCCTCTATTTAGAGGGTAGTGTAAATCCGAATTGTGAAAACAAGACTATCTATGGTGCTCTGACCTTTTACAATATCGTTCATAGCGAACACCGTGCCCCTATAGGCGAATGGTATAGCCGCCACACTAAGGATGTGGAGTTCGAAAGGACATTGTAGGTTCGACTCCTACTGGGGGTACAAGTGGGAACACACAGCAAGTATTTTGAATTAACAAGTAATTAAATTTGGATTTTAAAAGTACAGTTAAATGTTCCCTTATAATATAAAGTTGAAATTATAGCACTACGATTCGGCTCAGTAAAGCTTGAGTGAATGACATGATAGACTATACTCATGAGAATTTCAACTTTCAGTATAAACTGAAACCACGTTGATTGACTAAATTGCCCAACGTCACTGAGAGGTTGAGAGAATAGGTAAGGATGCTGTTAAAATACGTTACTAGCTAGGGTTTCAGTTTTCATTGGGGTATGGCGTAACGGTAGCGCACAAGTTTCTGGCACTTGGTTTGTGGGGGTTCGAATCCCTCTATCCCAACAACTATGTTGTATCAGAGGAATGGACATGGAGTGTTTGAAAAAAATTGCAAGTTTTAATGCCATGTCTGGGACAAATGAGAGAAACCGTCAATGAAACGAGGGAGTCGTTGCTAGCAGAGACTTTAAACATTGAGACCCACGTTAGATATGACTCGAAAACAATGTTTCGTTTTCTACGATGGTTCGAATCCATCCAACATAGCAAGTTTCAGTCAATGGTGTAATGGTAGCACACCTAGTATTGGTCTAGGAGGTTTCAAGCTATAGTGCATATGGGAAGGCTTGGTGGCGTTAGAAATAACGGTGGTAGTTCGAATCTATCTTGGCTGACAAAATGGGTATAAGGGTCTATATGAGGAGTCTAGAGAGTAGTATAGAAGGTGCAAGCCCACATTCACAAATCTCAATGATTGACTATCTATTGGTGGTGTGGTTTACCCATTTAAGGAATGGAGCTTATTAGTCCCTGAGAGTCGCAAAGCGTCACTCAAACTATGCAAGCCTTGTTGGGAAGCAAGTCTTTCGAGATATGTCATTTGATGCAGATTACCCAAGGCATATGAGAATGTCATAACAACCATAGAGGGTACTTTGGCTTGTTTGCTTGATTTGAAACTACTTCCCTTTATTTAAAAAACATATGCCGTTATGAATATAGAAAAAAGTTTCGATGGAGCATTCAAACGAATGAAAGACCGTAATTGGGAGAAAATATATGTGCTTGTTGATATTCACGACACTGTATTTGAGGCTTGCTATCACGAGAAAGAAGAGTATAAGTGGTATCCTTTTGCGAAAGAAGCATTGGAAATTATGAGTCATGCCCAGCAGATTTCTCTCATACTATGGACATCAACGTATAAAAATGTTATAAATGATTATGTTGAATATTTTAAAACTAATGGTATTAGGTTTGATTATATTAACCGAAACACTGAAACAGAAAACACATCGCTGTCTTGCTTCGATGAGAAAACATATTTCAATGTAGGGATAGATGATAAGTTCGGATTTGAAGCCGAAACAGATTGGGAAATATTGTATAACTACCTTGTTGAAGGTATAAGATTAGGAAAATTTAAATGAAACGCTAAAGCATACATAGTTCACCACTGTGGTCAATTCGAAAGGATTGTGGTTGAGAAACCTATGCTTAATCGGAGGGCTGCTAAGATGGCGGATTAGCACTGGTCTGTAAAACCAGCACATCAGAAACACTGGGGGTTCGAATCCCTCCCCTCCGACAAATGCTAACGCAAGTCTTTAGGCAACCTCTCTAAGAGCAGCATAAGACGATAGAGGATATAATGCAAGAATTCTAGAGTGTTGGCATTTTAACTCAGGGTGTACGTCAATAGGTAGACGACGTGCTTTGGAGACACGCTGTTCTTGGTTCGAGTCCAAGTACCCTGACAAAAAGGAATCTAACAGCAATTGATATAAACTCCAGACGGTTAGCTTAGTGGTTTAAAGCCTTGGATTTTACCAAGAGAACGTAGGTTCGAATCCTGCACCACCTTAGTTTTAATGATTCCGACATATAACTTGGAAGCGTGACCTTGAAAAGCCAAGCCCAATCCATCAGTGGCGGTAAATTGTCCAAGTTTTTTAAATGGGATAGTTGGCAGAGTGATTTAGGCGCAAGTTTGTGGCACTTGTTTAGGTTGGTTTGATTCCAACACTACCCCCATAATTTGTTTGTAATATTATGACGAATCTTAAATTGCTTACATATAACGTTGATGGACTTCCAGAAACATTGGATTTGAATGACCTTCCTTGGCTGTTTAAACCTTTTGTATGGATATATAAACTAATAAAGGGTACAACTGTCATTACAATTAATGATAACGTAAATAAAGAAGAGAATAATGATAAGATTGCCAATTATTTAAATTCCTCTGATGCTGACATCATTGCGGTTCAAGAGGATTTTAACTACCATGACAACTTAATGTCTAAGTTGGATAAGAAATATAATTGCGGTACTTATCTCGGTGGTTTTGACCTTTCTAAGATATTCTCAAACACTGAATGGTTAACATATTTCCCACTTCCTAGATTTAAGTGTGATGGTCTTAACTTGCTAACCAAAAAAGAAAAAGTTACCACAATTGATGAAACCATTATATCATGGAAAAAGAATTGTGGATATTTCAGCAACGCCAATGATGCATTAACTCATAAGGGGTATAGGTTTTATGAAATTATAAAAGAAAACGTAAAAATTGGTGTGTATGTGATTCATATGGATGCCAATTACTATACCGCTGAGACTACAGAGACACCAAAAGACATCAAGGCTAGAGAAGCACAATTGAAGCAATTGGTAAAAGACATAATAGAAAATTCAAAGGGGAATAATCCATTGACAATAATCATGGGTGATACAAACAGTTATAATCAATATTCTTGGGATGTAGATAACCTTAAGAAGAATTTAATTGAGCCAATTGAATCAACGCATAACTTAACAATACAAGAGGTTGTGCCACAGAATTTTGCAGATTGTGACAGAATATATGCAATAAGTAATGTGGAATTACTGAAAACTTTGAATATCAAGAGTTGTTATTTTGATAAGGAAATGAAAGGTGTTTCTGACCACTTACCATTGGTTTGTGAAATAGAGTTTGAAAAAAAATAGTTAAAATATATTGTCCAAGTCTTTAATTCAGGCGGAAACGGCACACTGTCTGCAACTAAGCCGTGTTTGATATAGCAGAGTTCGCTGGTTTGAATCCAGCTCGCCTGACGCATGTTCAATTTTTTAATATGGTGTTCGTGGCCGAGTGGTTTAGGCGCAAGTTTGTGGCACTTGTTTACGCAGGTTCGAGTCCTGTCGAACACCCCAAAAAGTAAAAGAGAATATTATGGCAAAAACACTTGGTAAAAACGTTGTAAAATGTTACAAATGCAGTCAATATATAAAATATGGGGCATCTGACATAGAGGAAAAAGAATGTTCTTATGGCGTTCAGTCATATGCTGGAGAAACCTATATTGGTAAGTTTATTACTTGTCCAAGTTGCGGAAACAAAATAGAGGTGTATTGAAAAAAAGTTCATTGAAAATTTTGAAATAAGAAATATTTTATATATCTTTGCAAAAGTAATTTAAAAAAGAATTATTATGGCAGCAGTTGATAAGAATGATTATAGCAACCTCATGATGCACGATGATGAAGACCCATACCTCTACGGAGGTGGTGAGTACGAACCAACACATGGTGGATGCTGTAACTAATAAAAGTGTTGGTTCATATGATTAAATGATACAAGGAAACATACAGCAAGTATTAAAGGGTATAGCATTAAACTAATAATTTAAGGGTCGTTGGTTCGAGTCCAACCCTCCCCACAAATTATTAAACTTGGGGAGGTAGCTAAGATGTAAAAAAATGTTTCCAAAAATCATAGGGTAGGAATGGAGTTTGGTAACGCAGGAAGTATCCAAGGTTCTCCACGTTAAATAAAAAAACTGCGAGGCTTATCACTTGCATCGTTTTATCTAGGTGTAGTTCAGTTGGTAGAATGCGGCCCTTGGGCGGCTGTGGTCGGGGGTTCGAGTCCCTTCACCTAGACAAATTGGTGGTTCAGTAAGAGGATTGCGCAAGGCGGTACTAAAAGAAACTAGAGAGTAGTGAATCCTATGGATAGGTGAATAAATTCTGTAGGAACGCAGCCTATCGGCAACGTGGGTTCGAATCCCACACCATCAACTAAGGATACTTACAGCAATGTAACTTTGTTACAATTTCTTGGTTCGAATCCAAGCTAAACATGTGGTTTAAGCACCCATTCGTGGGTATTGGTATATTAAAACAAAAGTATCCGTTTTTATGATAATATTATGGGAGAATATAAAAAAATAACAAAAGAAGACATTGATTTTCCTAATTATTGTTTCTTTTTCATTAAAGAAATAATTGAAAGTTTGGAGGAGAATGATATTACGAATCCAGGAGACGAATTATCATTGGAGTTGGAAACTTCAGAACATCCTTATTGCTATGAGGCTTTTGAACTGATTGTTAGAACATTTGAGAGAAAAGGTTTTAGCACTAGAATTCCAACTTTTCATCTAGTGAAAAAAGATGGGGTGAAAATATATACTTATAATTGGAAACTTATTAAACTCCCAAATGCAAATGATTTACCATTTTAGTTAAAATTTTGATATTAATTCATATTTTAAACAATAATAAATAAAAAAAGTTATGAAGAAAATTTTTTTAATGTTGGCACTTATTTGTGCCGTTGTGAGTGCAAATGCACAGATTGCGACAGAGAATAGTAACGTTTTCGATAACGTTGGGGTTGGTGTTACCGCTGGTGTATCTACACCACTTGATTTCAATTCCGTGTTCCCTTTGAACACAAACGTTGGTTTGAAGATTACTAAGGATATTACACCAGTAATCGGATTCCAGATTGAGGGTCTTGCCATACTCAACGACAATCATTTCAGTGACCTTAAGACCGCTGTGAAGGCAACTAATATCGGACTTAATGGCGCATTGAATCTGTCAAACCTTTTTTGGGGCTACAAGGGTACTCCACGAGTGTTTGAGGTTAGCGCCATTGCGGGTCTTGGATGGCTTCATGCGTGGAACGTATCTGAGAATAGTCTAACTGCAAAGACTGGTCTTGACCTTGCGTTTAACATTGGTAAGAATAAGGCACATAGTTTGGTGTTGACACCAGCGGTGTATTGGAACTTGCATAAGATTGACGCAATTCAGTTCAATAAGAAGGGCGCACAGTTGGCACTTAACTTGACTTATGTATATCATTTTAAGACTAGCAACGGAACACATCATTTCAAGACCTACGATGTTGGCGCAATGGCTAACGAGATTAACTATCTGCGTGGAAGACTTGATGAGTGTGAGAAACGTGAACCAAAGGTTGTTGAGAAGATTGTTGAAGTGAATGCCCCAACTACTGATGCAGCAGTGGTAAAGAATGGAAATGACTCTTGGGTTGTTACATTTGCCACAGCAAGCTCAGTATTGACAAATGAGGCTAAGTTCATTCTTAACCAAGTTGGGGATAATGCAGTTGTAGATGTTACTGCAACAGCAAGTCCTGATGGTTCAAAAGAGTTTAACCAGCGTCTCTCTGAGAAGAGAGCAGCAGTTGTTGCCGATTACCTATCAAATCGTGGAGTGAAAGTTAATAGTTTTGCTGGCAAGGGCGTAAGTGTCGAGAGTGGTAGGTCTGCTGTTGTTAAGACAGTTCAGTAACAACTCAACTAAGGAGAATTACAAACGATTTGCGTTGGCGGTGATTCTACGTCCAAAACCGCAAGTTTATCGGTCATCAAATATTTGTCTACATTCTCCTTATTTTCAATTCTATAGGTGATTAGATAAACGGTTGCTGCGATAAGGTAAACAGCTCAAGGACTAATACCAAACCAGATGTTCTTGCCTTTTCATTAAATATATGTGTTCATAAAATATATTTGTGGAACATCACTAAGTTAGTTCACCATGCGAGTGTAGTTCAATGGTTAGAATGGGACCCCTCCAAGGTTCATATGACGGTTCGATTCCGTTCACTCGCTCAAAAATAAACAACAAACGTTTCCTTAAACTTCGGGATATAGCTCAGTGGATAGAGCGGCCTTCTTGAGGGAGGTGATTCTAGATTCAGTCATTGGTTCGAATCCAATTATCCCGACAATCGTGTACACGCTACTTGCTAGATTGTCTGCACGTTAAAAAATCAAAAGATATTTGAGGCTCAACGTAACGTCAGTAGTCCATGAGAGTCGCCAAGCGTTATTCAAACTATTGCTTCATCGTAGGTGGAAGAAGTTTTTGCAATTCGGCTTTACGGTTATAAAAGCCGAGAACTTTGCGGATATAGCTCAATTGGTAGAGCGTCTGCTTGCCATGCAGAAGGTTGAGGAATCGTGCTCCTTTATCCGCTCAATATATGCCGTGTTAGTGTAAGATGGGCAGCACAGCGCAAACAAGGCGACCCCAGTTTGGTACCAGCATATGCGTAAAGGGGTGTTTAAGTACTAACGTTGGTTCGAATCCAGCACACGGCTCTATGAAACTGAAAATTTAACAATATGGAAAAATGTATGCGTTGTAAGCATGAGATAATTCTAGAAGGAAACTTTATGCTTAGTGAAATCAACGGAGAAGAATTGAATGAAGATGACGATACGATGGTGACTTATGCGCATTGCCCTTATTGCGGTGCAAGGTATGAATTGACAGATACACCAGAATCTGAAAAAAGGAATTATCCATATTGGAATAAATAGTTTATTTAACTAGTGATGTATCGGTCCTGTCTTATACACAGTCGTTAAAGCCGTAATTGGTGTATGGGGGTTCAAGTCCCCCCTTCACTACAATAAAGGAAACAAACAGCAATATTTGTTCAAAACCGCTAATCGTAATTGATTTCGTGGGTTCGAATCCCACACTTTCCTAAATGAAAGTTGGTGGAGTTGGTAGACACGGCAGTCCAAAAACAATTGTTTCCGATTATGCGCCTATGGGGGAATTAGTAGACCCGTTAGTCTTAGGAACTAATGTTGAAATACACGTATCAGTGCAAGTCTGATTAGGCGTACAAAAGGTGCTACGACAGACTGAGGAAGCCAATTTGATAGTGGCGAGTTCGTATAACGCTGTAGTTAAATGGTATTTGAATAACAGCCTTTATTAATAGGTATAGGACAGTAGGCTTGGAAGCAGCCATCTGTTAAAGAGTGACGGTGCTCAGTAAGTGGTGAGGTAGTATGTTTTATGGGTTTACACCTCGTGCAAAAACCCTAGGTGCGTCTAGATAATCTGGGAGTTGCAAATCCCTAACTGGTGAGAGACGAGAGGTCGAAGTCGGAGAGTCTGAAATATAAGACCGAATGAGGCTCGTGAAGTCAAGCTAGAGAACCTTTAAAGCCGCTGCTGGACTCTTGGACGAAAGTAAACGTAAATCGTGAAGCGTAAAGTTAACTGCGCTGTCTTTGGCGTAACAGCACACCTGTAACTATTTATTTTTAGTTGATATTTATTATTATTAAATAATAGGTATCAACTTTTTAATATTATGAAACTTTCAGAAAATAGAATAAGACAAATCATTAGAGAAACAATTGAAGAAGCAACTTTTGGTAATGTAGACCAGTTTACTCCTTATACACCAGAGGAAAGAGAACAGAATTTTAAAGGATTAGGAAGAATGGGTAATCCATCCTATGATGCATTTAAGGCTTGGAGAGAAGAGGGATTGAAGAGAGGTATTCCTTCAACACAACTTTCTTGGAACAATTACATTAAACAAAAATAATTCTTTAAAAATGTGAAATAATTTGGCTATTCCAATTTTTTTTCATATATTTGCATTGTTAAAACGAAAAAACAAATGGGAAGATTACTATTTTTTATGTTCACTGCATTAATCATGGCACTTGTATTTATGGTGGTGTCTGATTTCTTAGGTAGAAAAGGCAATAAAACCTCTAAAAAAGAAAACAGAGAAACTTTTGAAAAGGATATTGATGATTTAGCCAACAAAATAAAAAACAAACAATAATTATGACTATTATTTTTATTGTTATAGGGATTATGGTGGTTTTATCTCTTGGATTATTTCTCTATGAGATTAAACACGCTAAAAAGGTTGACCCAAAAGAGCCTTTTATTTATGGGGATTATGACCCATCAAAAGGCAAAAAGAAATAATATCTGAACTTGGTTGTAAGTTTTATAGATATAATGAAAAAATAGATAAATTTTATTTGGTGGGAGGGCAGGATGGATAATGCACCAGTCTTCTAAACTGGCTCCGAAAGGAATCTGGGTTCGAGTCCCAGTCCCATCACAATAAATACATCCGAAAATGATTAAACCAAATTGGATGCATAGGCGAGAAATCCCTATGTAGAATCTCCCTAAAACGGTGGAAGTCCTTCTTGGAAAACGGCACGTGCTACTATAGTTCAAAGGTTATGCACAGCGCACTAAGAGAACGTCACACTAACCAATAACGTGTAAGGATAATACCGTGCTAAATTGAATGTAGAGGCGAAAAAATCTCTAATGAGAATGAAAATACGCTTCAGAAAAGTTAATGATTAAGTATGCTACATTCATAAATGTGTAGAGAGCATATAGGAGATACCTAAGTTGAAATTAAGAACAAAAGAAATGGTACGATAGGCTCATTACCTATTTGGGATGACAACCCCGTATACAGTCATCGAGAGAGGCTGACAGTCCTAAAATAGTGTTATCTGATGTTCTTTACTTGCAAGAATTTCAATATGGTAATAATGTATTCCAGACCACAACAACTGATGTGTATGTGATAAATAACCCATTAAGAGAAGGATACGGGTGCCTTCGTTACATACTTTAATAGCATTACTTGGCTATGGCAACATAGAGTGGCAAGAAGCCGTAGGTTCTGGGTTCGAGTCCCAGCGGATGTACTAATTGACCCTATAAAACGTAATTGGATGACCGTCACTGTCTTCTAAACAGTTCTACTGAGAGGTAGTTGGGGGTTCGAATCCCTCTAGGGCCACAACGTATCTAGGAAGCCCAGTTGCGCCTAGCTGCGTGTTAGTAGGAACGTACAGCAGTTTGATATTAATTTACAAAACATTTTTAATTATTAATCTGACTAGACGAAGGATAAGAGAAGCGTTAAATAATCATTGCGAGGCACTTATCTATGCTCTTCGGAGCGAATGCCGAGTCAAGGCAATAAATTGACCGTTCCTTTATGTAGGGGTAAAACGTAACTGGATGACCGTCCTAGTCTACGAAACTAGTGTATCGAAAGGTACTTGTGGGTTCGAATCCCACCCTCTATACAAAATCAAATTTCCAAATATGATAATAAAAGTAAATACTGACATAGAAATCAACATAGATGAAACATATTTAATAGTTAAAGACAAAAAACTCTATAATACTATCACTAAAAAATATGAAGGGGTAGAAGGAGATATTGTTAGTTTTGACTACATCAAAGAAGATGGTAAAAAAGGTGGCTACAAAGGATATGTTGATGGGTATACCAATGGAGAAAAAGTAAAAATCAGAGGCATAAACCAAGTTTTTACACAAATTGGGGATAAAAGCGTTGAACATATTTCTAGTGTTACTAGCTATAGTGATGTTACTGATGAAGAAAAAGACATATCAATTGCAGAATCTGCATAATTTTTTTCGCTAAAAATTTGGAAATTAAAAAAATTATTTATATATTTGCATTGTGAAACTCAATAAACAACGAATACAATGGAAACCTATAATCCTATTAAGGTAGAAGGCACTGCTTTCTATAAAAGTATAAAAAGCATACTTTTCATACCAATGGAAAAAATAGAGGAAATGAAAGTTGCTGTTCCAAGAGGAAAATGGTTTTTTTGGAAACTTTTTGGTTTAATTCCATTGATTCCGAAACGTGCAAAAGAAGATTTGTATAAAGTTGGTTGGGGAAACACTTTATTTAGGTTTCAACCACTTAAAAAAGCATATGAACTGAATTATGAATATTGGGATAGTTTTTTGAATGAGAACGAAAAAGCAGTCTATGCTAAAGCAAAGGTGATAATCTCTTGCTTGAATAGTAGAAATGATGAAACAAGAGATTTCACATCAAATCAAGAAGCAAAAAAATACTTTGATGACGTTAAAAACAAGTGTAAAAAGTGCGGAAACGACTTAAAGTAAAAAAAAAATAAAAAAAAAATTACAAAAAATAGAACTTTTTGAGAGTTAAATAATAATTATAGAAAAAATCAATTAAACTTTTATATTATGAATGCAACTATTAAAAATATCGCTAATACATTTTCTAATTCATTTGCGGATAGTAAATGGAATGATACAGTTGTGTTTAACTCAAAGGTTCTAGAACAGCTAGAAGGTGATATGGAGGTATGATATAAAAGAATAATATAAAGGCACTTACTTCACTATATATTTCCCAAGCTGTTGATGAACTCCAAAAAAGTAATCAGCAGCTTTTTTATATGCTATGGGTTAATGAAAGTTAATTTATTTACAAAAATTTGGATATTAAAAAATTTTTTTGTATCTTTGCAAAAAAGTAAATATTGGGGAGGTAGCAAAGATGGTTTAATAATTTGGGGGTTAAGCTAACTCAGTAGAAGCGATTGACTGAAAATCAATAGGACCAGTGGCGGCAACTGGAACCCCCACATAGTTAATTGAAAATAATAATGGAATGTTATTATAAAAAAATTGATAAAGAAGAGTTATCTAATATTGTGCAAAATAGCAAAACATTCGCTGAAGTTATGAGAAAACTAGGCTATACTGCGAATAGAGGAAACTCGTATCAACCGTTGAAAAAATATCTTAGAGAGAATAATATTAGTTTTTCTCATTTTTTAGGTAAATCTAATGGTTTAGCCAAAAATGAAACATTTCCTTTAGAAAAAATTTTAGTAAAAGATAGTATATATACAAATATGACTCGTCTTAAACTAAGAATTCTAAAGTCAAATTTAATAGAATATAAATGTGCAATATGTGGTATTAATGAATGGTTGGGTAAAAAAATAGTTTTACAATTAGACCACATTAACGGCAATAATAGAGATAATAGGATAGAAAATTTAAGACTATTATGCCCTAACTGCCATTCTCAAACAGAAACATATTGTGGTAAAAATAAAACATAAGGGTAATGGTGGTTCGAGTCCACCCCTCCCCACAAACTAGGTAATAACAATGCGTGAATTTGGTTTTTAAAAGGTCATTTGAATAGTAAACGCTGAGTTTCTGTGACTCCATTTCTAGAATGGAAGAGATTAATTGCTAAGACCGTTGCAACGCCAATATTTAGCAAGCAACTCTGTGCGTAACTTCCGATAAGAGCGGAGACCTAGTTTAACAATTGCTGGAGTGCTAGAGTGGTTGAATAGGTTGGCTTTGTAACCCAAAGGCGAAAGCCCTCGCAGGTTCGAATCCTGTCTCCAGCTCAAAAAGGAACATAGGTCAAACGGTTAAGATTTCTGCCTGTCACGCAGTAAGGAGCGAGTTCAACTCTCGTATGTTCCGCAATGAAATATAAAATTTATAAATTATGGCATAATGGCGGGAAACAATTTATAGAGGATTCTACTAATGGAGAATATATTGACAAACGTATTAAACATCTTAACAAACAAATCCCAAACGAAGCCGTAAGACCATTAAAATATATATTGGAAACAGAGTTATGAAATTTAAAAAGATAAAAAAACCACAAAAAATAAATCAAATTCTCGTAAAACTTTGCAATATTTGTACTTGGTGGAAAGGAACGAAATGTATTTTACCTTGGTATGGGACTTGCAATGACTGCTGTCAAGGTAGTTTAATTAAATGTAAGGTACTGTTTAAACAAAATAAAAAAAATGGATGCGTGTAAGGACTCCTCTGGGGAGTGACCATCTGAGTTGCGCGATGGGGGGCGTTACACCCATGACGATGGTAATTAAATCATAGGTTCGAATCCTATTGCATCCACAAAAGGTGTTCAAAAAAACGTAGTTCGAAATGCGTTGAAGTAGATTAAATGTGGAAAGTCGTACCCTTCCGAGCAGACGTGTTTTCCACGCCTAGTTTGGGTTAAAGTGGGCGAGAGATTTACGCCTCCAACACAGCATCTTTTTTACATTGGGTAGTAGCTCAGAGGCAGAGCAGATGACTGTTAATCATCAGGTCGAGATTTCGAAATTCTCCTTCCCAGCAAATATTGGTCTATAGTGATAGTGGTTAGCACGGCAGACTGTTAATCTGCGAGGCTGGGTTCGAGTCCCAGTGGACCAGCAATCCCAGACGTGGGCCTAAAACAACATCCAAAGATGTACATATGGGTGACTAGGGTTGTTAAACTGTGAAGTGGGACGAAGTAACCCACAACGTTAGCCATACGTCCGTTCAAGGTAGCAGTCATTTTACCTAGTCGTGTGCAAGCCTTTCATCTACGATAGTGATGAGGCAGTAGGGGTTGCATGTTCCAAGGCTGGCGATGGACCTTTGCAAGGTTCGTGGGAGAGTTCGATTCTCTTCAGCTCCACTATTAATTTGGAGGTATACTCAAACTGGTGAAGAGGCTTGTCTTGAAAACAAGTAGGTCGGTGATGAGTCGGCATGGGGGTTCGAATCCCTCTACCTCCGCTTAGTATTAACTTACAAATAGTAAGAATATGCTTGAAGATAGAAGTAGTTTATTTAAGATAGAATGGTATGCTAGTCTTGATGGTATAATGTGTTTTAATGCCTATGACGCAGAGCATAATTGGGTGCATCTTGGCAAAGTTATAGTTGACGTTAAAAATGTTGAGTATGAAAGATACAAGCATTTATGTAACGGAAACAAACTAGCCAAAATCGTCAGAGTTGAAACTGACAGTGAATATTGCGGTTGGGGTGTTGCAACAGAACTACTGAAAGAGGTGATTAGGATATATAAAGATTTTAATCTCTATCTTTTATGCCATCCAATGCCTAGAGGGCATTATGATGAATCACATAAAACGGTAAAAGATTTAAGACGATTCTATGGTAAGTTGGGGTTTGTTCCTTGTGGGGAATTATTGCCGACAATGATAAGAAAAGCACCCCTTCCAACATTAGGGGAGTAACAAATATAGTTGGTGGCGGCTGATATAAATGACTAAAAAGCAATTTGATTGGTTGAAAAATCATCAACCATTTGAGGTAAGGTACATTAGGCCTTATGAAAATTATAAAGGCGAATATACTTGGTGTAGCATTAGGCATTTGAAGTTCAATGGAGAGTTTTTTGATGTTGATGGAATAACGCCTTGGAATGGAAAATTAGTTCATTATAGAATACACAGAAAGTACGTAAGATGTCTTCATTGGTATAATGGGCTATTAGCAAGATATAATACTGAAGGAAACATCAAGGGTAATAGCTTGAAGAAGTTATCGTAGGCAACCACAAGTCGATAATTAAAGAGTGGGATGTTAAAGACGCTCCTTGTAGAGTTGTACGAGATAGTGGAATGTAGGTATTTAAATAGTGGTGTATATCAGTTGGTCAGATTGTCATCCTGATAAGATGAAGGTCGTAGGTTCAAGTCCTACCATCACTACTACAATAATAAGGAGGGTTGGGTGAGTGGCTTATACCGCCTCTCTGCTAAAGAGGTGTACCTTCAATGGTACCAGTGGTTCGAATCCACTACCCTCCGCATTTCCCAGTTAGTTCTCTGGGCTGTTCTTAATTGAGCGAACAAAAGACGTAGATGTTGGCCCTATCGAGGAAGAAAAAAGGAAATGTGAAGGGCTGAAAGGGCAGTACTAATTCACCTTCTAGTAAAATAGAGATTGGGAGCGAGTATAATGCGTGTAGGTAGGCAACATCTAATTTATTTAATTTCATTAAAACAAAGAGGTAGAGTATGACAGAAGTATTTATGAAAGAATTTTTATCAAGTGGTGTAGTTGGTAATATCGAGTACAACGCACAAAAACAGATACGTGAGAGCATTCAGCACCGTTGGGATGAACTTGGATTCACCATTGACTGGGCTTCTCTTCTGCGTATATAGGAGAGTAGAAAATAAATTGGATAAACTTGACGGAGTGTAACTTGGCATAAAAGAATTATGTCAATCATTTGGGAAAGCGGAATCCTAACATATTTAATGAGTTTAATGTTATGAGTACAGCATTAGGTTGGATTTTTTGGATTTTTTGGGCTATTGGTGTTATTGATATATACTTGGGTCTATATTTTGTTTGGGCAAAAAAATACCGAAGTAATCATAGAAAAATATTAATGGGTTGGCTATTAATGATAATAGGGTTAATATTTAATAGCATTGCAGCATTAATAGAACTTAGATGGTTTGTTTTTGCTTTAAGCATTGTTGCTCTTTTACTTGATTATCATGTATATAAAACACAGAAAAAAGAATTTGGCGTGAAAGAGAATAATATGAGAGAGTTATTTCTTAATGAAATTGCCGAATACAAATATAAATTAGATAGAAAAAGATTTAAAATAATATGATTTTGGATGATATTAAGCCTTTGATAAAAGGTATTGCTCAATTGCAGTATATCATGGCTGGCGGTATTGCCGTATATCACATCATTGATGTGGATGGTAACAAATATCAACTAGAGATTGACCTTTCTGACAAGAAAGATGTTGGCGAAACTGCTGCATTTAAACCAACTGAGAAGGGATTGCTCCTTATGAGGTGGATTAGAAGGGCAAACGAAAATGGCACACTGATAAAAATTAAGTGATGGATAGTAATAAGGTTTTGGATTACATCTTAAAAAGGTATAACATAAACCAAAAAAAGTTGTCAAGTTCCAAATCAACTATTTCGGAAATAGAATATAGTGGAACTGTTATAATGGAATTAAAAAAAATATTAAAACATTTTAAAATTAACATATGAAGACTATGATTAAGTACATAAAACGTAAGAAACAGATGTAACGCTCTGTTTGCAACCAACACCGTTGGGCAAGGAGCGTTATGGATAAGATATAGAAATGCTCCTATAGCTTAATGGTAGAGCTACGGCCTCTTTTAGCTATAGGTAAAAATAGTAGAAATTGCGCTCATAGCTCAGAAGTAGAGCACTAGTCTTTTAAACTAGGAGTCGAGGTGGCAGAATCCTCTGGGCGCACAATATTTGCGCTTGTGGCAGAGTGGCTTTATGCACCAGACTTTTAATCTGTGACTACGTGGGTTCGAATCCCACCAGGCGTACAGTTCATATTCCCTCATAGCTCAGAAGTAGAGCACGTGTCTCTTAAACATGGGGTCGAGATTGCAAAATTCTCTGGGGGAACAAAAAAAAGAATCTCATGAAATACGAAAAATGCCTATTTAGTATATCGGTTATTACACATGGTTCGTAATCTTGAGAGAGTGGTTCGATTCCACTAGTAGGCTCGATACTAGGAGAAGCCGCATATTAGGTATACAGATGCATTTTTATACGGTGAGGAATCTAGAACAGAACGCATTAGTCTGTAATAATGTGCCAAAGGTTCGATGTCAGGGAAGGTTACTTTGGAAACATATTTAGTGGGTACACACAGCAAAATTATTTTTTTCAAGCAGACTGTTAATTTGTGTAACGTAGGTTCGATTCCTACCCCCTCCGCATTTTTAGCTATGACATTTGGAGGGGTTGAAATGTTGGTTTAATGTACCCTTTTTTTCTAAAAAAAAGTTAATGAATTTGGTTGTTTCATTTTTTTTTCATATATTTGCGCCATAAAAGCACAAAAAATATGGAAAAAGTTTTTGATAATAAGTCAGCTAAATATTGGGCTGAACTAAACCGAATGGAAGAAGAAAAAAAATTGCACGATAAAGGCAATTTAATTATTGGCTTTTTGAAAAAAACATATGAGGATGAGATAAAAAAAGTATTGTCCAAAAATTATGATGAGCAAAAAGTTGAGATTATGATACCAAAGCGTCTTAGAGTTTATGGAGAAAAACAAACTAAATTTATTGAATCTATGATTAAAGAAGAATTCAATGTGCTTGGTTTTCATATAACTTTACAAGTCGAAAATTGTGGGTGTGTATTTGATTTCTTATGTAACAGAGACGGTTACAAAGTAATATTCACTTGGTAGTTATAATTGGCAAGCAATAGAAACAACACTAAAATGATTATTGCATTTGATACATACTATTACGATGGGTATTCGTATACCGTTGGTGGGGTGTTTGAAAGTTGGGCAGACACAAAAGTAAAATATTTCATTACAAGTAAAAGAGAAACAATTGACGCAGAGTACAAACCAGGAGAATTATATAAACGTGAACTACCATGTATTATGCAGTGTTTAAAAATGATAGACCTAGATGATGTTGACACAATTATCGTTGATGGATTTGTTTGGCTATCTGAAAACGGAAAAGATAAAACACCTGGAATTGGTATGCGTTTGGCAAATGCTTTAATGGAAAAATACAACAGACCAGATATATCAATTGTTGGGATTGCTAAAAACCCATACCATTGTGAGATACCAGATTGTGTTGAAATTTTACGTGGTAACTCAAAGACACCTTTATGGATAACATGCTCTGAGTGGTATTTCACTAATAATTATGCATCGTTAATAAAGCAAATGGTTGGTAATTATAGAATACCAGATATTATCAAATCCGTTGATTCTAAAACAAGAGACATTAAATCGGTAGGTGATAAAAAACAGTCGAAACACAAGACATATCACATTATGACTCACGATGAATGGGTTGAATTGGGCAAACCTCAATATTGTGGTGTGTATGTAGAAGATAAATAATATGTCAGTAAATAAATTTGGGAAACATAGGTCTGTTGACAGCCATTATTTGAATGTTCCTTATAAATATCTAACTAGGGTTGATGGGGCTTATACAAAACCAAAATCCTCTCGTTTAATGACTCTTCAAGAGTTTAAAGACGAAAGGAAACGAATTTGCGAGGAATGGCAAGATGAATGCCCATCTGACGAGGAATTGAAAACGGAGTTTAAGGAACTGCATAAAAAGCATAAGAAACCAAATGATGAAGATGCATGGCTCACAGAACATGCGTTGACATTTAACAAGCCAATTGAGTTAATTAAAAACAAAAACAAAGACCTTTGCATTGTTGATTTTTTTGGTAAGAAGAAAGCACTTGTTGGTTGGAGAAACAGCAATAAATGCAGCATTTCAATGCCTAAAATTTGTCCAATCATCTATAAAGGCAAAAAAGGTTATATAGTCTATAAAGGAAAGAAAATAGAATTTACAAACCAAAGTGGCTGGGTTTTTTAAAGAAAATCGAACCAAATGATTTGCCAATTAGTAAAAAAGAATTAAAAGATTATTTAGGAATATAATACACACAGGTGGGGGAGTGGTTTAACCCATTAGTCTCCAAAACTAACGTAGGTTTAAAATCCTACCGCAGGTTCGAATCCTGCCCTGTGTGCGATAATCCTTATCGGTGTTTACGGTGTAACAGAGCACTGCGCTTGGTCTATTAGTACCTTGAACTAACAAAAACCGTTAACTGTCGTGGTAGGTAGAGGAAGCCTACTCTATTGTTATGAGTATTGAATATATTATTACTATTTTGTATTTTGTAATTGGAACATCGCTAGCATTTATGTGGTGGAATGATGAGTATAAGGCAGAATACGAGTACGCAAAAGAACGTGGTGATGCATCAGATGCAATGGCTACGTTATTGCTCATGCTTTTTATATTTTTTTGGCCTTTTAAAGCCGTTAGAAATTGTTTTGACAATGAATGATAAAGTAATTGAAAAGAAAAAAATACTATTCAGTAATTGTGATGTTATTATTGAAAAATACGATAATCACACAATAGACTCATATTCAATCACTCATAGTGAATCTTTTTTTCATGTTGGTGAACGTAAGGAGATTATAAACGGTGATAGAATCGTATCTAAAGAGGGGAGACGGAAATGTAAGATAAAATGTAAATCGCCCCTAGGTTTCTATTATTTTAAAAATGAAAGCGATATACGTTATAAAACGACTTATGATGAATGCGGCATTAGAAAGAGATATATTATCACTTTTGACGGTGGTAGGTATGAAATAAAATATCTTGTTTCGTACAACAATACTTCAATATGCCATGATACAAGACCTTGGGATTTAAGTGGTAATGGAATGCCAGACCATTTTATAAAGGATTTGGAAAAGGTTCTGAATGATATTATTAATTTCATGTATGGAACAAAACTATATAATAAAGAAAAGATTTCAGAGTTTAAAAATGATGTATTCACAAATTTGTTTGGTTTTCCAGATGGAATGAAATCCCAAACGAATGAAGGAAAGATTCTTTCTCACGGTTTTGATTTAAAAATGTCATTTAGGAAAAGAAAAGAAGCATGAAAAAGCACACAAAACGATTTATGGTCATTTTCTCTATGTGGGGAAAGTCTCTGTCTGCAAAAGATATGAGGGGGCTGTTTAATCTTAAAGAATATACTTATTCTGAAGCCGAATTTGATACTGAATCAGAATGGAAAGAGGAAGTAGAATTAATTGAAGATGTATATGCAGATACCCCTAGACCGTATAAAGTAGAGAAAGAGGGTTCTAAATACCATGAGAAAACATGGGAATTTGAAATAAACAGTAGATTTTGGGGCTACCTTGTCCTTGATTTTAAAAAAGAAAAAGTTATTAGGGTTGGTGGTGACGGAATCTATAAATATCATAAATATGGTATAGGAATTTGGGGGTCAGAACCAGTAAGTCTTAGAATGCTTGATGAATTATTTAGGGGCGAAGACGAAATACCTAAAGACTATGTTTTTGATACTGGTGAATATGAAGGATGGCTTCAATATCGTTGGGGTGATGGGAAAAACGCTATAACTCGTGAAAATAAAAAAGTACGCACGAAGAAAGTAGTCAAAGGAAAACATGCGCCACTAACAGATGCGGAACGTGAATATATTTTATCTGATTAAAAACATATTTTAACTATTAAGATTTGGAACTTTCAAAAACTTTATATATCTTTGCATTGTTAAATTAAATGTCTAACTAAATAAATTACGATTATGATTGAGTTTATCATTGGTGGCGTTGTAGGTTGGTTTGCTTATAAGTACAAAGGCAAGATTGGTCTCTAATAGGCTAATAAACTTACGGAAAAGGCACTGAGTTTGTCTAGTAATATACAATGTGTATATGACAAGATGTTCGTGCCAAACTAGGGTATTCGTTCATCGGAAGGACATTAGGCTTACATCCTAAGAAGGGCGGTTCGATTCCGTCATACCCTACTTTTTCATAAAAAAAAATGTTAAAATATTTGGCTATTTCATTTTTTTTACATATCTTTGCATTATAAAAATAAATGTTATGGAAGTAGAATGTGTAAGATGTGGAAATCATGTCAAAATTGACGTTTCCAATGCGATTGATGAGAATGGTGAGGTGTTTTTATGCCCTCATTGTGGTTTTCATTTTAGATATACTGAAAAATAACCTTTTGTACGTTAGGGGTTTATAAACAGGACAAGTTAAACAACTCCATATTCTTTATAACGTGCTCGTAAGCATACTTTAGATTAAGAATGCCGTATATTGGTCTTAACTACGTTAATGCAAGACAAGTCTGCGATGGCTCGAAGGGGTACAGTAGGCGAAACATGCTTGAGGGGTGATATATTGGCAGACACACGCCATCTTATAGTGGGGTACAGTAGGTTCAAATCCTATCACAAGCACTAAGGAAACATACAGCAAATATTAGGAATTTTTAAGAGCAAAACTTTTAATTTTGATTTCTAAAAACATGTTTCCGTATTTTTTTTTTAACATAAAACAATATTTATAATGGCAGTAGGTGTTATCATTGCAAGAATACAGCCCATACATAAAGGGCATCTTGAGTTAATACGGCAAGCACTAAACGAGAATGAAAATGTTCTTCTGCTCGTTGGTTCTGCTGATAAACTCAATAAAAGGAATCCAATACCAATTGCCATGAGATTGGAACTCGCTAATAAGGCGATAGAAGAGGCATTTAAAGAGGACTCTAAAAGGGTTATAATACAACCATTAGCAGACCTTACAGATGAATCGGACAATTCTCATGATTGGGGTTTTTATCTCTATAGCCACATTGTTGGGTTTACAAAATCTCCAGAGTTTACAATATATTACTCTGATGGTTTTGAGATAATTATGCAGTGGTTTCCACCTTTCATTACGAGAGATTTCGTATCATTCAAACTTAATGCAAGAGGAACTATCCATAATAGTCTTTCTGCTACGAAAGTAAGAGAAATGATTTTGAAAGAGGATGTTGAAAGCCTTAGAGAAGCAGTTCCGACTTGCGTCATAGAAAATGCAATGATTTTGAAACATTTTATTGAAGCATTTAAAGACGTGTAATAGGAATATAGCTAGTTCCGCAGTACGATAAATAAATTGGCAAGCGTATAACGTTGGTATCCTATAACGGACGCATATAACATTAGGAGGTCTAGTGAAACTTGTGTGGTGAAGAATCGGAATTCCACAAACTAGCTTATCGAGGGGTATATCAGTTGGTTAGATTGTCATCCTGATAAGATGAAGGTCGTAGGTTCAAGTCCTACCCTCTCGACAATTTTTTATCATGGGCTTGTAATGGATTTGACAGCAATGCATTTGGTAAGAAACAAGCAGTGGGCATACACTTCAATAGCAAAAAAATATAACTGGCGAGAATGTTGATTCTCCTGCTTACGAGTACGCTATAGCTGCGTAATGTAAGCCGAGAGGCTAGGCTCTTAGGAACAGAACACCCTAGCATTATTCTTTAGTCATCTTTGTATAGTTTTCCTTGTTTTCGCAAAATAAGGTAGCGGTGAGGGCAGCGTTTGCTGTCAACTTTCCAAATCAAAGCTTGTATAATTTCTTATGGAATGGTTGTTTGGACCGCAGTTCGACTCTGCGCAAGTCCACTAAATAATCAGTCAGGGTTGGATGATGAAGTAAACTTTTACAGTAAAGTTAGGCTATATTAGGATATAAGTCATGCGTTAATCTGTATAACATGTATGGAAGGGAATCTTTCATAAGTACATTGAAGAGGTTCGTGTAGCTGATTATTTTTAAAGTAAAAAAACAATTTAGTTATGGGAAGTATTTATTTTATTGGATGCATTGTTGCGTTTTTTCTAACACTAGCTGTTAGATGCCCAAAATTTAGAGTCGTAACTCTTGCTGATTTGATTGCTGCATTTGTATGTGGTTTATTGTCATGGTTAAGCATTGGCGTTATCGTGGGAATATGTTTGTCAACAATTGGTTGGTGTCTTTTCCAAGACGCAAAAAATATTACAATATTCAAAAGAGGTAAAACCAATTATGATGATTTATATGAAGGAAGATGTTAAAATCTTTAAAAAAATCGCTTAAAATTTGGAACTTTCAAAAATTTTGTATATTTTTGCACTGTTAAAGAAAAAGACATACAATGAGTAAAATTTTAGATAAAGATTTCAGAAGTGAACTATATAAAAACCTTCAAGAGGCTGGGTATAGCAAAGGAGAAGCTACTAATATTGTTAGCGTAAAATATTATGAGGCTCTTAAAATCAATTTAGTTGATAAACTTAGGGGGCAAGCAGATAGTATTGAGCATGGCAAAGAGGAAGTATTACTTAGTGCCGATGAATATAGTACCATCCTTTCAGAATGGGCTAAACTCAAAGAGTATTTCGCCAAAAATGCAAAGAAATCTTAAAAAATTTGGATATTAAAAATATTTTTCATATCTTTGCATTGTTGATTTGAAAACAATAAAGGAAACTCACAGCAAACTATTCTTAACATCAAATTGTCACTTTGAAACGTTTAGAAAAAGTTTCCGATTTAAATACATAATATCGTGGCAGAGTGAAACGGTTTACACACTAGGCTCATAACCTAGTAACAGTGGGTTCGACTCCTACTGCCGCAACTATTCTTGTGGTGGGCAAGTTAAAAAACCACCTTTTGGTAGATACCAGAGGAGAACGTCAGCAATGACGATGTAGACAAATGGGCATCAAGTTCGTGCTTGATGTGGCTCTTCGGAGTCTTCGCTAGTGCAAATCTAGCTCTACCAACAAATGTAGTATAAACGCTCAGGTGCAATCGGCAGTAAAGGTTGGCGAGGAAAGTGAGGTTGCGACAAACACACAACTGTATGAAACATAGCAGATGTCCTTTACCATTAAATTAGTTCTGCAAAATGAATTAGCCTTTACAATACTACACACTATACCTTGTGGTGGACAAGTCAAAAAACCACCTTTTGGTTAGTACCAGAGGAGAACGTCAGCAATGACGATGTAGACAAATGGGCATCAAGTTCGTGCTTGATGTGTTTCTTCGGAAGCTTCAGCAGTGCAAATCTGCTCTAACCAACGAGATATGCCTTTTCGTGCCGTAGACAACGGTAAAAATGGGTTTTATGTGGTTAAACAATCCATAGCAATGGTAACTTCGGGAACCATATTCTAGAGAACGTGTACTAGAAAAAAGTAAGTATTGGGTAAAAAAATTCGATGTAGGGCTAAAAAATAGGAGCTTGGGATATGAACCCACCTCTAAAGAGGAAGCAGTTTACCTATTATAATAAACTGAAAACGAATGAAAAACTCAAGAAATAAGCCAATTTC